ATTTCATTCGTAATGAAAAGGTCGCCGGTCCGAGTCCGGCTTGAGGCTCCACCTGAAAATCATCATTTTCAGCATCTTCAAAAGAGCTTATCATAAGATAAGCTCTTTTTTATTATGAATAATCACTAAGTTTTTTCGTCGCTTTTCGTACATTTGTTTTACGATTGTTTTACGAAAGCTATGGCAACATTTAAGATTTGCGTATTCGAACATCAAAAACGCGAGGATGGAAAATATCCAGTATCAATCCGTGTAACCAATAATCGCAAAACTGCTTATATCAGTACAGGTAATTATGTGACAAGATCACAAATTGACCGAAGCTTCAAATACATTAAAGACAATTCTGTTATTAGATCAATCGACAAACAGATTCAAAAATACGAAGACCTAATAAAAGATAAACTTGGAGTCTCTGTAAATTCATATTCAGTTCGTGAATTATGCGAGTTTTTAAAGCAGTACACCAACACGTCCTCAGATATTGATTTCATAGCTTTTTCGTGGGAACATATTAAAACTATTCGATCTAATCCTATGCGTGAAGCGTATGCAAAAAAAATAGAGTCTACCCTTTTGGCTTTGATCGATTTCTTTGACCGCGATACCATTTTTATTAAAGAGATAAATTCGAAATCTTTACAATCTTTCGCCAATTACCTCCAAAGCGAAAGAATAATGACCCGTAAAGCGCGTAACGGTTGTAAAAGCGACACAATAATAACAAAGCGTAAAGCTGTAAGCGACCGGACAATATCAGATTACATAACTAATATACGAACCTTATTTAATGCCGCAATTGAAAAATACAATGATGAAGACCTGGGCGTCACACTAATCACCCACTATCCATTCCGTAGGTTTAAAATCAAAAGCATTCAAGAGTCAAAAAAAAGAAATTTATCTATTGATCAAATACTATCCATTCGCAATCTGAAAATAACGACATCTACATCAAAATGTACTCGCATAAATTTGGCTAAGGATATTTTTATGCTTTCCTTTTATTTGGTTGGGATGAACTTGGCTGATCTTTATGAGGTGACAGATTACAGGGATGGTCGGATTTCGTACAATCGCCGTAAAACATCCGGTCGAAGAGAGGATAAGGCATTTATTTCGATTAAAGTGGAACCGGAGGCAGTTCCCTTAATTGAAAAATACCGAGATAAAACCGGGAAACGGGTATTTTGTTTCTATCGGATGTACAGAAACCATCAGAACTTTGCCAAAAATGTGAATGCCGGACTAAAACAGGTTGCTGAAGCAACCAATATGGATATTCCCTTAACTTCATACTATGCCAGGCATTCATGGGCCACAATCGCCCGAAATGACTGTAAAATCAGCAAGGATGATATTAATTTGGCCTTAAATCATGTGGACAATGAAATGAAAGTAACTGACATCTATATTGCCAAAGATTGGACAATTATTGATGAAGCTAACAGGCAAGTCATAGATGCCATCACCAAAGATCCGTATTACAAAACTTGAAGCAACTCTTCTTTCACCTTTTCAAATATGGGCTGCGGTAGCTCCATTTCAAGGTCTTTCAATAGTTCCTTGATCTTCTTTTCCCGTTCCAATGCCTTGCATGTCGGGCACTTTTCTCTACAATCACACATAATTAATGGTTTTTGCATTTGCAATCACAGCAAATGAATTTGTGTATATCCTTCCATAGGGTAGAATTCATATCACCTGTCAAATAGGCGACTTCCTCCCCTCCCATGTTAAGACCGAAGGTTTCCGCGATATCGTCTACCATGTGCCGCATTTCGTGCTCGAAAGAGTTTAAAAACTGAGCTTGGGAAGAGTGAAGTCCGATAACCATTACCGTGCACTTTAGCCTCTTATTAGAGTAAGTGAACCCGGTATCCATGTCGCACTTCACAAGGTTGCTATAAACCCTGTCCCGGATGTCGTCGGGGCACTCCACATCTGCGAGACTATCCATAATCTCGTCCACATGGTAGCAAGTCACCGCGAAGAAAATATCCAGCCTCCAGTCATACTTTTTTATGTGAATGGCGCTCCTTTCCATAGGTATCGTTCCACTTTCTTTCGATCATCCTTCTCTGCTTTCTCGGAATGCCGGACTTATCGAGATTCGACACGAACCCGGCAACTTTATTAAAGTCCCTTTCCGGCATATCGCTTAATACCTGCATCGGATTTTGCCCGGCAAGCATCTTGAGTACATATTTGAACATAGCTTTAGGCTTTTTTATCCGGAAAAATCAGGATACACAAAACATCGCTTTCCTGTGATCCGTTTTCCAGGAATTCCAATACCTTATTGGCGGTATTCATCAATTCCACACCATCGTTGGTTGTGGTTTGCGCTACTTCTATAGCGAATTTTCTGAGTTCTACGCTGTCCATAGCAAATAGTATTTTAAGGAAAAGGGGCGCTTCACTTCCAAAGCGCCCCCGCCGGTTACAGAAACTCCTCCCACATCAAAGGTTCACCTTTGGCGATACAGTCGGCATAGTACCTTGTAAGGGCAATGCCATCCTCCCCGTCCGGGTCGTCAATGTACGCCTTGATATATTGAAGGATTTGCGCCTCCGTGGAAAGGGGTTTAGGGTAGAAATCCGAATAGGCCATATTGGCCACGTACATGCAGTCATGTCCCTTAGCTTTCTCAATGGTTACCCCATTGCGCTCCAAGAGCTCCTTGACCTGTTCGTGCGTCCAATGATGCGACGTACCATCCGCATTCTTCATGCGTTTGGGATTGGTCGCATACTCTGCGAGCTTCGGAGAAAAATGCCACCCGTAATGCGACAAATACTCCCTCATTCCTTCCGGAATGCGCTCATAAGTATCCAGCCTGTCCATAGCCTACCTGCGTCTGTACCGGGAATACGGACCCGTTCCGCGGACACCGCGACGTTCGCCGTAATCATCGTCGTCGTCATCGTCTTCTTTCCACGGTTCACGCATGCCGTAACCTCCGCGACCCGATCCGGAATAACCGCCACGTTCACCGTAACGGCCTCCTTCCATCTCTTCGCGCATGTCTTTACGACCTTTGCGATATGCTTTTTCAAGCATCTCGTCCATCTGCTCGTCGTCCCCACTGAAACCGCGAGCGATGCCAATTGCATTCCATCCCATAGTTTATTTGGTTTTTGTTGTTTCAGGTTTGAGAAGGCTCTTGATGTCGTTCAGACTGGGAACCGCCTTCATTAAGTTTTTGATCTCTGTCAACTCGCTGTTCAGCCTCTTGATTTCCTCGTCCTGCTCCCTCGTTTTTGCATAGGACGGATCGAGGTCTTTGAGGATTTGATCGTAAGCCGACAAATTGGCCTTGTGCCGGTCGAAAGAATTGATTATATCCGAACTCTCCTTCTGACCCGCCGTGATGGCTGGCATAAGCCCCTCACGCGTCATGGAAACCGTAAGACCTCCTTTGGATTCTACGTCCATGTTGGCTCTTACACCCCACGATTCGTTGTTATCGAGCACAATATTGATATATTGCTGCTGGAATGGGGTTAGCTGGCCCGGAGTGGGCTGCGGATAGTAAGGCATTCCCACCTCTTTGACCGTGGCCACATAAAACTTCGGCGTTTCCCTCGTATCGAGAACATATACGGAGCTTCCTTTTCTCAAATTCTGAAACATGGTTTTTGATTTTTGGGAAAGCGCAGGGGGATTGCTCCCCCATTGCTTTCTGTTTGTTATTGTTTAGACGATTCCAGTCATAATCTGCAACGTGTTAGTCGCCCGATCAAACCAGAATTCGTAAACGCCCGTTCCGGGCAGGTCGGCAACTGTCAGGGCTTCACCATTGAATTTGGTTACTGCTTGAGTTGCTCCGTTCGTCGAGAAAACAATAGGCAGAGTGCCGGTCGTTCCCGTCGGAATGGATTGCGCGATATTTACGAATACGGTTCCACGGTACCACGAATTCACGAAAGCATGATTCTGGAATGAAAACACCACATTATCGGCGTTCACAGCCACGGACACCGACTCAATAGCGGCCGATCCGCGACGATTCACAAGGGTGAAAGGATATACTGCCATAGCAACCTCCTTTCTCTTTTAACCCCAGAATCCGTTGCCGAAACCGTTCAGGCCGAAGCCTAAGCCATACTGTGCAGCCACGCACGTAGGCACACCGACGATGGGACTGTAGGGTACTGTGGCCGTCTCCGGCAATTTGCATTTGATTCCGTTGACATCGTTTTGCAGGTTGTTGACAGCGGCAACAATCGGGGTGGTCGCCTGACCGATCATCTGGCCGAAAGCAGCCGTCTGATGCTCCTGAGACAGTTGGTTGAGCAGTGTCGTATTGCGTTCGCGCAGTGCGTCGATTTTGTCCTGAAGTGCCTGAGTCTGCATCTGGTCAAGTTTACCGATGATGGCGTTGGTGTTGGCCGTTCCTGCATCGCGCAAAGCGAGCGTGTTTTGGTTTGCCGTGCTGACCAGTGTGTTGGTTTGGTTGCAAACGGCAAGCTGGCTTTCATAGCCCTGGCGTTCGATAGCCGTGCGGACATTGCAGCAGCATTCTGCGATCTGGGCCGAAAGCTGACAGTTGCCGGCCTGAATGGCGTTGATAACCTGCTGGCCTGTCATGCCGATCTGCCCGGCCACCTTGTCGATCGATCCCTGAAGATTGCAGATTGCACCCTGAAGCTGGGTTGCCGAGCAGTTCAGCGAAGATGCGAGCTGGTTGATGGCGGTACCGTTGCCCTGAATGGCATTCATCAGAAGTTCACGCCCGGCATCGCCGTTAAGCTGTGCGGGGAGACCGTTTGCGTTGTTACCGAAGCCGTTGCCACCGAAACCACCCCAGCAGAAGAACAGCAGAATGATCCAGATCCACCAGCAACCGTCGCCACCCCAGGCTCCCTTATTGTTGTTGCCGTTCATCAGCGCGGCTACGAGGTTCGGGTCCATCCCCTTGTTCTGCATCAGGGCCGGAAGCATAGAAGCAATGCTGGAATTGCCACTGTCACCGAACATGAAAATATCTTTGTCCATAAACTTTGAAATTGATTGGTTGACACCCACTAACGTAGAGCGTTTCACGATAAGCTTATGGAACAAAAATGCAATGAGGCGGGACATAATACCACTTCATTGCACAATAGATAATTATTATTGATAATCAATTGCTTACATGCAATAATTATATTTTTTTATCTCTAATAGCAATCATATCGTTATATTTAAACGTAGATAATTTCTTAGGTTTTATTCCTGAACGACATATTTTTGAACTAAACGCGGATGCTGATTTTTGGGTTATTTGCATAGCCTGTTGGCGATCAACATCCACATTCCATAGAGAGGCTGCCACCTTACTAGCACGATTCAAATCTTCGAGCGACAAATGATCTAGCGACCCATCAGCCTTCATTTGTCCAACTCTACTAATCAACTCAAGGAATACGCCTAACAATTCACGCAATTTGGAAATATCATCCGCATTTAGTTTGGATATCGCTTCTATTCCCATGATTTCCTGAAAAAGATTTGAAGTGCTGTTCATATCAACTCAATTCTATTTAATCACCCCTATTATTTTACTTTGTCAGGCGAACCATTTTTATCAGATATCTGGTATTTTGCACTCTGACGCTCTATTCGTTTCAACATAACCACAAGCTCCCTAATTGTATAATTAATATACAATTCAGAATACACATAGACGCCCCCTCTTTTTTTTCGTGGTTTTCGCATAGCTTTCAGAATTTATTTCCTACCTTTGAACTGATCAGGTTAAAGGGGGCGAGCTGAAAAGCAAGCCTCTTTTTATTTATCCAACTATCGGAATTTCACCCGATAATTACTTTGCAATATCACGTACACAGCGAACAGAGAAGCGAGCGCTGATGTCGTCATGGTACACATTAGAATCATCGGGATCAAAGCTCAAGATGTCAGTTTGCGAACCGCCGTACGCCACCAACCAGATCGAAGAGGACCAGTAGAAACCGCAACGGTCCATATATGCACCCCCCTCGTCATAATGACCGCGAGCCGGAAGGAAAATAGACCCTTTGTGATCCGTATAGTGATTTCCGCCAAACCAACGCCCTCTTAATTCCTCATCCCATGTTGAACCAAGATCACATAAATCCTCCCATTCGTCTGCGGTCGGTAAGCGCTTACCCTGTTTTTCGGCGGCTTCCATTGCCTCTGTCCAAGTGAAATAATGATGACCATCCTTTTCAGTACCACCTACCGAGATATTATCTTTATCCCAAAGCAAACCGCAAAGCTCAATCGAATCATTATCCTGTGATGTGAAAACGGGCGGATCTACTTCGATCACGATAGTATGCGAATCCCCATCTTTGGAATTGTAGAGCATCTTATGAATCTGGTCTAATTCAAACTCTAAAGGGCTGCTGTCATAGACGCGCTTTAGATTGCCATTGGTGACAATAAAGCCGTTCGATACTTTTTCTATTGAGATAATCTTTTTCATTATTCTACTTTTAGTCCAATTTCAACCGCATTTATTACTGTTTTCTCTATAGGGTTCGTCTACCCTTAGAACAATTTGCCATCTTACGAAATACGGGATCGGCATCGTATTTATCCCTATAGACTGTAAGATAATGCGTCAATGTTGAATGATTCCTGTTTATCGCGTTAGCTATTTCGATATACGTCAGGTTCCACCGCCTTAATTCGTATGCGAGAATAACCCTGGCCCGAACGAGCGGACAGTACCTGCTTTTACTCCTAATCTCTTCGAGGGAAAATCCGGTTACCGCTTCAACCTTTCGGGCAACTTCATTAATGATAGCCTCAGTAATCATCTCAACTCACATTTGTTAAAATCCACCGTCAACCGGTAAAATCCGAGTACATCCGAGCCGATCAGTCCTCTTACGTTCTTTCCGGTAGCTCGTCTTAGACTGGTCATGTCCTGTACCGCGAAGCTGGCCGAATACGGGATGCTGTCGAGCGTGAACGGGATTCTTCCGGTGGTCTTTAGAGGGATCGAGGTTCCGTCTACGCCGATTACCTCTAAGCCGGTAGCCATGTAGTAGATTTTTACTTCGTCACAGAGCTTTTTATCCAGCATGGAGGTAGACGCTCCGGTATCTATTAAGAATAGCTCCCTTTGGCCGTTTATCGTGGCATAGACGAAGGGGACACGGTCGAAGATGATCTTGCCCGGCCTGTTCTTGTTGAGCTCACAGGCGGTAAAAATCACGGCTATAAAGGCAAGAAGAAAATAAAGTAAGGTTCTTTTCATATTTCAGGTTTTTGTTATATTTGCATTATCCTATGATTTCATAGTCGGGATTTTAGGTTAGTAGTTTCTAAGGTAGGAGGGTGAGGCGGACACCCTCCTTTTTTATTTCAGCAGATCGGGGTGGTCGTGGATGTTCCCAATGATTTCGCAATATCGCGATAACCATGATGCGTTTTGCATTTCAGCAATGGAAGAGTACGGATATACCGGCGCTCTATGGTCATACCCAAACGACACAGGATTATCCTCAAAAGCAAGACCGCCGGGAACTCGGAAGACAGACCGGAAAATTCCGCTATAATCTTTGAATATATCCCCCTCGAAAATCTTTTTTCCGTTCTTTTCTTTCAATCCAGTGTACTGGCCGACGGTGTCCGGATCGACTTCTACCGCAGCAACAACGATGCGGCCGTCATCGTTATCCTCAATCGTGGTCTCACTCATTGCGTGGTAAATGAAGTACCTTCCCTGGTTCTCAATTAAATCTCCGCACATCCATTCCCCATTATCGAGGCGCTTGCCTCTGAAAAGTATATCTCGCATGATTTCAGTTTTTGATTTTACAGCTATATCCAATTCTTAGATCAATCCCGAAAAGGCTAAATTGTATTTCACCTTCTTCGGGGCAATACCATCTTTTGCAGATACCAATGATAACCCATGTACCCGAACGGGAATAATAGGGTCGTTTCCAACGGTTATTCAGAAAGCAGTATTTATACCTGTAGTGGTATTTTGTTGGCTTCATTCTCTCTTATTTTTCGCCTTGCGGCAGTGGGTATTTTCGTCTCTCGTTGTCAACATAAAACTGCTGGCACTCATTTAGAAATTCAAAGAAATCTTCCGGGGAGAACCACACATCATCTCCATAACCTGATGTTGATGTTATAGCAAGTATGTAGCCGTCATTATCCGGGCTGATCGAGAGCGACATTTCGGAATCGTCAATGCTGTCTTTAAATATTATCTTCTTTTTCATTTTTTCTCATTTTTTATTTCTTCAATCGTCACCCTCACCGGGCGGCAGGTGTAACCTTGTTTCTCATACTTAGGCCAATCAATGGAATGTATATGTCCACCAAAAGGCCAAAATGCATTCTTTAAAAAAGACTCTTGACTATTGTAAATTTGAGTGCGTGTAGTCCAGACAATCAAATCCCCTTCCGGATCAAACACCGCCCACATTTTGACTGTTGTGCTCATATTCCCAATGCTTTTTCAATCAACTTTCTGTTTTCCGAGTACTGAATCGCGAAGTCAGCATACCTACTATCCCCGGTGTGCGTGTTGTCCAGGTCTTTGAGTAGATCGTTGGTTTTCTGCAAGGCTTCCAGCAGTTCCGGGGAGGCGGCGATAAGACGGGCGTTAGCCAACGACTTGAATATTTTCTGTATAGCGACATTGGCGACTCTTGTTTCGGGCTTCTTATCTTTTTCTATTACCAGCTCTTTATGCTCATGCCCATAATAGCAAATCTTCCAGGGTCCCGGCGTGCCTTTAAATTGCGGTTTCATCACTTCACCAGTTTAAATTCGACTCTCCAAACAAAGGGGTTTCGCTCCCAGGTTCCTCGACCGCTGATCTTGTCCATGAGGGAAGCAAAGGCTTCGCGGGGAGTGTTAAAATTGGTTTTATGGCATCGTGGGAAAATCGGATCGAAACAATAACCCTCGCCAAAAGGAAAGGGTTCTTCAAAAATTCCCTCTTTGATACAGTCCTCATCGGTTATATCCTGCAACCGCTCAGGACGGACAGAGGTAATGCGGATTTGATGAGGCATTAGGTCGGCTTGGACGAACATTTTGTTGTGCCAACCTGCCTTATCATGCACTACGGCATTTTTGAAGCTATCGTAACTAGCATCCCCAAAATCTCCGATCATCAATTCGCTATGTATGTCTGCGTAACACTGCGCCACGGCAACGATCTCGCCGACTTTGTAAGGAAGATTGTCTTTGAAAAACTCAAATTCATTGTGATATTGACGCGATACTGGCGTGGTGGGACCGCACGATACCGAATTACAAAAATCATCGTAATCAGTCCACCTATCCCACAATTTATCGCTGACTATTCGCCTCGTCACAGTCTTTCGCTCCTTGATAACCGCCTGCGTCAAGCCGTACCGGTCGTTGAACATCATCTTTTTCATCTTCTTCTCCTATTATGACCGAAGGCGGGTTAAAATTCCAATTTAGTTTGCTTTGGTTTGAATCCAATTCCTCTGCAAGCCATCCCAATATCTCCTAATGAGAAAGTCGTTACCGGATTCACCGTACATGGTAAAGATTGCAGAGAACACCAATCACCATCTTTGTGCTCACAGGAAAAACAGTCGTCAGCCATTGAGCCCTTGCCCCACCATTCAACCATCTCGGGATGATCGCTCTTTAGGCATAGGTCTTTCCATTGCTCCCACCTAGCCCGGCGGGTGGCATCAGAAGCATCTTTTTTACTCCTGCCGAAAAGTTCCTCCCAACGTATTCCTAAAGACACCTCTTTCATCGCTCTGTTTTTTCATAAATACTTCCCACTCGTTCGATAAGCTCGCTATCCATTCCGAAGAGAGGATAGGTGGACTCTGGATTCTCGCGAGGTACAAACACGAACGCAGCATCATACTCCGAATATTCTATCACGCACTCCAAAGTAACGCTTGGCTCCGCAGTGGGATGTTGCACCCGGACAAGGTCGCCACTCCATAATTCTTGGCCGCTTCTATCTTTGTAAAAAGTGCATATTATGGGTTCATATCGATCAGGTTGCGGGGTGAAATCACAGTCGCTAAATCCAGGAGGTCTACATCTTCCAACATAGTCTCCAAAACATCGAGCAATAGAAACCGCTGTATCATAAATACATCGACGCTCTTTATCGTAAATCTTCATCTTTATCTTCATCTTCTTACTCCTTTACTCGTTCGATATAACTGGCCGCTTCTTGGGGTGTTTTCATCGCTCGTTGAGTTTTTGAATGAAATTGTCCAGATCGGAGGAGAGAAAACCTCCATGTTCTTGTTTCATGTATTCTTTGAACGCCTCCACCGCTATTGCTTTCAGCGCTTCGATCTCCTCTTCTGCGTCCCCCTCGGCAAGCTCGACGACCTCGGTAAATAGGCGGCAATACTCTTTTACTGTCTCGACCTCATTTTTGGTTACAAAACCTGCTGTAAATTTCTTACGGTATCTCTCAATTGCTTCCTCTGCTCGTTTGCTTTTCATCTCTCTTCATTCTGTGCCCCGGACGGGGCGGTTTCACCTTGATATTTCGGCCAGTAGTGCCCGGCATTCGCCCTGATTTTTTGGAAGCGCTACACGTGGGGAAATTCCCCGCCCGATAAAAAGCCTTTTTAGCATCTTGATCCGTAGGTCGCCCTGCTGGGTCCGGTAACCTTTCGTGTCTATCACCGTATCGTGTTCCGGCAGGAAAAAATCGACGGTGTAGGTGACCGGTCGGATCGCTGCGCCGCGATAGCGAAACCCCTCCTGTACACAGTAGCGTTTTTGAAACTCGAACCGGATGCCGGCCATTGTCAGCAAATCGTACATGTACATCTCCAATCGACTGTCGAACTTCACCCCGTCCCGCTCGATTTTCCGGGCATTCCTGATCTTTTGGTTACCCGGTGGGGTAACTGCATGCCTGAACGATTTAAACTCGTCTACGGTCATATTTTTGGGGTAACTGACTTTCCGCATAGCTTTTCATATTTGCTTTTTTCGATCTCACGGTAACCCTTCCCATTTTGGAGCGGCACACGGACAAATTGCATTTTGGCATGTTTGGCTTTGATCGAGGCCAACAATGCGCTGGCCCGCATGTGCCGTTCGTCGTCTACCAGATGAATGCTGTCCTCTTTTTCACTGCGTTTGATGGCCGTTATATTTGTATGAATCATAGTATCTTGAAATATTTATCGTTAATCGTATTCCCTCCGATGATCCGGTGTTGGTTGTACAGTTCCACACAAGCCCAATAGATGTCTATCGTCGGAATATTCAGTATTTCGTACAGGTCGTCTATCAGTAGCGCATGATCCGGAAAAATCCTATCGGCTATTTTCTTCCGCTCTACCTCCCGTATCGCCTCGTAAACCCGCTCAGAAAGGGGTATCCCGTTTTGGCACATTGTCGTAGAGTTTGTAATCCACAATCCTGGTCATTGAGTAGTTGTGCCGGAAAGCCACCTCTTCCGTCCCTCCGTTGCGCTGTTTGGCGATGTTGATAATCCCGAACTCGTGCGTGCTCACGTTCCCCAAAGAAGTCGGCCACTCGGTGATTCCGTAGTAAGCAGGACGGAAGATGAATCCTACCACATCCGCATCCTGCTCGATAGCCCCCGATTCACGCAGGTCGGAAAGCATCGGCATTTTGTACGCACCGCCCCGCTCTTCACACTTGCGGGAGAGCTGCGAGAGTAGCACCACCGGAACGTCCAATTCTTTGGCTATGATCTTCGCTTGTCGGCTGGCCTGCGCAATCTCCTGCTCCCGGTTGCGGTTGCGCTGGTCGGTCGTCGTATCAGCCAATTGCAGGTAGTCGATGAAGATGATCCCGCACTTGTTCCGCTTCTTCATCACTTTCGCATGGGAGCGGATATAGCGCATAGACACCACCGGATTGTCGTCGATATAAATCGGCAGTTTGCCGAGTTCCCCGGTCGCACGCTCGACCTCCCGCCAGTCCTCCGCATCCATCCTTCCCGAGCGGTACGCGTCCGGATCGACATTGCATTCAGAAAGCAGCAGCCGGTCGGCAATGGATGTCCCGCTCATTTCCAACGAGTAGATACAGGGCGGATAACCTGCCTGCGCTGCGGCACGTGCGCTGTGCAGCATGAAAGCCGTTTTACCCATGCCGGGCCGGGCAGCCAGTACGATCAATTCTCCGCCGTGCCATCCGGTCGTCAGCTCGTCGAGACGCGAAAGGCCGGTAGGTACTCCCGGTGTCTTGCCCTCTTTGGCAAGCACCTGGCGGCGCTCCGCGTCGCGCAACGATTCCTCCAGCAACTCACCGATATGTTTCGCACCCCGGCCACCGGCAATAGCCATCGAAATACGATCCATGCCCGCGTTGAACTCGTCGATGATTCCCGAAATATCCCCTTCCTCCTGAATACATCCCAACACTTTCGTCGCTACCGCGATCATCTGGCGGGAGAGGTATTTTTCCCGCACAATCCTCGCATGGGCAACCACTCCGGCACCCGAGCCGACCAGCATCGTATAGCCGGATAGCTTCGCTACGACATTCTCCCCGGCAAGCTCCTTGTCCCGCTTACACCGCTGCGAAACGGTGAACAGGTCGATCTGCTCCCCGCTGTCGTACATGGTGCGGATCACCCCGTACACTTTCGCATTGAACGGATCGTAGAAACTATCCGGGGTAAGCTCCGTTACGACCTCCGGTAAATAGCCAGGCTCCATCAACAGTGCCCCGAGTACTGTTTGCTCCAGCTTCTCAGCCTGCGGTATGTGCATCTCGTCGATCATAGCCGGATCGGTTTACGTTGCGGTTGTTCTGTCGGTACACTCGGATGGCTTTTTTCCCAAGTTCGCACGGCGGCTTTCCAATCCTTCATTTTGTTGCGACCTATCATCCAACCCTTCGATTCGTAAAAATCTACAAAGGAGGAAGGATCAACGCTGTTACGGCGTTCTGCACAATAGGCACCCACTTCTTCAAGCGTCGGCTTCTGAAACCGGCCCCCATAGCCCTTGCCGCCGCCCGCCGCCCGGCCCGGTGAATCAGTAGAAGAATCAGAAGATATAAGCAGGCTTCGCCCATTCTCCGCTACACCGTCAGGCCCCCCGTCAGGGGGGGAAGGGGGGTATATTTCTTTTCTTTGTTCTCCTTGTTCTACTACTTGTTGCCCTCGCCTTGCCCCACATGTGCCCTTGCTATGCCCTTTGCCTTGCCCTGTACCATTGTAATACTCGTAATTACAGATATTTAAGATTGTCGTAGGGTTGCCCTTTGCTATGCCCTTCGTTATCATTCCCTCGTTTTCAAGCATTTTTAGGAATACTCTCACCCGCTTTGTTGTCCAATTCCATCTCTTTTCCAGATAACTGATCGAGATGGGCAGTTGCCCTCGGTTCCAACAAATCACCTTACCATTAATGATCTTTTTGGTTGTCGTGTCCTCAAATCTTGCCGACTGCAACAAGTCAATCCAAGCTTCGAACCTCGAATAAGGCCGATCTTCGCACCATAAAGGGTGCTCAAATATCCGCCGGTAAAGTGGGATGAATCCATTATCCATTACTGAGTCTTCCGATGTTTAATGCCCTGCCTATTTCCGCCCTGCGGGCCTGAATACGGCTAAGTTCTTTGAGTTTTGAGGTACAATGCCTGCCGGTACTGCCAAGCTGACCGATCAGCCTCTTTTCTTCGTCAAGCAGCCGGTAAAATTCCCGGCGCGGATCGTTTTTGTTCTTTTCCATGATCTCATCTGTTTAATACCCTGTTTTAGTCAACCGTAAATGTTCGCGTTCATAGGAGAGAAGCGAGCGGATGTGGTCTGCCTGATGTGTGCATGCCGCATTCAATCGGTCAAGCCAGTCTACCAAATACTTTTCCTCTGCCGCTATGCTGTCCACAAGGACGTTTTGAGCCTTAGCCGACAAATGCCCTTCTTTGGCTATCTTCGTCACCACTTCTGCGATCTGTGAACTCTTTTTGCGGTTCAAAAGCAGTTTGCCTTCGGCCAGCATTTGACCCGTCCGGGCAACATAGACCTGCAAGGTTCTGATCCGTTCGGCAATTTGGGCCGGATCGGAACCGCATTTTTGTTCCGCATAACGCTGATACTCTTCCGCCTCAGATAGCAGACGTTGCAAGGTGTCCATAGTCGGAAAGTTTTAAGCGATCGGGATAAACGAGGTTCTTAGGCCGGGGATTCGGGTTCTCCAAATCCCAGATGGCCCGAACGTGCCGGAACGAGGCAAAGTGTTTCGGGCAGTTCACAACAGGGATCAGCTGCCACCCGGCACCCTGTATTTTGCCTTTGGCCCCAGCGGTGCGCGTTTTGGCATTCAGGTGAAGGATACCCGTCTTTTGTATGGCCGGGTATTTACCCTTGTTGATCTCATTAAACATGGTGGTATAAGTGGCCGCCTGGATGTGGTGTGTGACGTGCACATAATTCGAGGTCTTAAAATCGATCAGCCATAGTTTACCCTGCAACTTGCAGAGCATATCGACAGTACCGGCAACCCCGTATTTGTCGCATACGAGGGTAAATTCCGAACTGATAATCTCCGGCTGAAACCGCGTGTAAAAGTCGATGAACCTGTTTATCATCTGCCATTCCCGGAGCGTGTAGATGCTGTCGTCCCAAAAAACCTCGGCGCCCTGTTGCAGCTTGTCGATAGCCTCGTGCACCTTCGATCCGCTGTCGGCGGCCATCGTCACGATTGCATCCGCATCCGTTCCGTTGCGTTTCAGCCACTCGTTAAACTCCTTGCCTTTCGGGTATAGGTCGAGTACCGTAGTCACGGAAGGGTAAAAATTGCCTTCCGAAGTTTCGTAAAACCGTTCGTCGCAAAAGGTAATTTGCTTGGCCGACGGATTGTGAAATAAGCGTCCCATGATCGTGCATTTTTAGAATGGAAGGTCGGCAGGCATATCGTCCGGAATAGGCATCCCATCCGAGAAGGTCCGGGGGGATGATTGGTTGCGCATAAAGGGGCGCACGGGGGAAGTTTGACTGCCCGACGCCGCTTGTTCGGTGCGGATAGCGGCAACCTGCCGCTCATGCTCACGCTCCATCCATGCCGTGGAATCGTCCCCGTCCGTTACCGGCTCTTCTTTCGGAAGCTCGCCGAGCCGCCTACGGTTCGCCGCTTCGATCCGGGGCTGGATCACGTTCTCCACATATTTGAGGAAGAAATCGAGCACCGCCGAATCGTCGTAGGTGACGTTCCCCCGGGCGTCGATCCGTTTTTCCAGTTCGGGAAGTCCGTTCGGATGTTCCTGTGTGAAATACCAATCGACATTCTCCCCGCGCTGTTGCAGGTAAAGCGTTCCGCGTTTCTTGTCGTCTACAACCTTCACATAAGGCGAAAAGGTGATCTTTTCGTTGAAGTCCACATTGGGTAACGACTTCATCAGTGAACGACCGTAACCGCTCCGCTCCCTGACCTGCATGATGTAGGTATCGTCGCCGTCCACGATCGTCAGGTGCCAATTGTACGCCTTGTCGTTGAACTTGTCCGGCTTATTGACGATTCCCGCCATGTAGCCGGTAATGGAGCGGTAATACTTCATCCAACTGACTTTCCCGCTCTCCTTGTTGACGATTTGAATAGCTCCCGGCGTGCTCTCTTTTACCCGCAGCGAAATTTTCCCGTCGCTGATTCCAATGTACGTCGCGTTTGTTCCTTCGTTAAGTCCCATAATCTTTAATCATTTTTATCGGCATCTTACTCGCTTATGCCATTGCGCTGGCGGACAGGGCCGGTTCTGCCCCGGCGACAGCTTTGAATCTTACCCGCGAGAAAGGGTATCTGTCGGCTTCGTTTGTGTTGGCCCTGTCTTGCTGTACATCTCAAGGGCGCACTCCCCGCATCATTGCCTGCTACTTATCCGGGCGTCCCCGGTGGCTGCCTGTCCAAATTGCCCGTCTTTCCGGGCTGTCATTATGCTTGCAAGGTGTATTTCGCGTATTGAATCGGTTCGGGTTTTTCTCCTTTCAATCTCCGGAAGAATCCCGGTCGGGTCATGCCCTCCACCAATTCGGTTTTAATCCTCACTCCTGATCGCCTAAGATCATAAATCCGTGCGCCTAGCCGGTAACAACCAAATTCCCTGAGAGCCTCCATCGGGGTAATGCTACCATGTTGGCGCATATACTCCAGAATTTTGTGCTTGTGATTCTCTGTTCTCATGGTATTGAGTGTTTTGATTTGTCCTTTAAAAACTCCGCGGGCCTCACGGATGGCGGAGGGGTGAGCATTGTGCATTATTTGCACACTCGTCTAACCAAATACTAACCATAATGAACCTAAAACATCATGCAGCTATGCTTGTCATGTAATATTCAATGTCCCGTGCATCGGGGATCGGTATGCTGTATTCGTGATCGATATCGTTTGCATACGCATAATAGGGACTGAGAACTGGATCGCCGGCACCGTTCAACCATGCGTCGATGCAAACCGTTTTAATGTACCGCCCGGCATCTACCGAAAACTCATACGGAAACTTGTTTTCACCTGCGAGCTTGTCCATAACCTGAGTGGCGATATACTCCAACTCGCTTTCCGTGAACTGTAGATCGAGAAACTTTGTCGGTGTCATGGCTACTCAGTCTTTAAGTATTTCTTGATACCTGCTTCACCCCGCTTAGTCGTTGCGATCAGAACCACTGCCAGCACCAGCCCCCAGAAATTGATCCGGAAATCTTGCGCTGCGGGATTGTCGTTGACGATCATCAACCCGGCAACTACTGCCAGAAAAAACCGAATCACTTTCATAAGACTTTGGATTTTTCAGGGTTAGACGATTTATCACCCTGCCAGCACTCAATCAGACAGAAAACAACACGGAAGAACGGAGCAATAGATTCATACTGCTCGTGAGTAAGGTTGGAAAGGGTGTTGGCTATTTCCTCATTCGATAGTTTGAGGATAGATTCAACGCGTTTACGGGCGTTAGCCGTAGCATCGGGCACACCTGGTGCACCTGCGCTAACTTTTTCACTTCTTGGCATTTGTGTACAAAAGTTAGTTGCGTATATATACAAGAAGGACGAGCCCCCTTTTTCTGCCAAGAAGTGATCAGCCCGAAGACTGAGTACACAGGAGCCCGCCCTATTATCAGCGGTGTAAAATATGTAGTTCGTGATCTGCTGACCACTTCTTGGCAATACAATATTAGTAAAGTTTTCTGACTTTACCAAATCTGCACGCAAAATATTTTCACAACCGCTCATTTATTCTGTTTTTTATATATTTGTTTTTCTGCTCATCAAATTGAAGCTATGGATTACGGAACAACTATCACTGCTTTGTCAACGTTAGTAATGCTGTTAATAGGTTGGCAGATATACACTTTCATCCAATGGGAGAAAGAGGTTGACCGCAAACTCGAAAAGCGGATGAAACTCTTTATGGATAACTACCGCAAGGATCAAATGCAGGTTGAAAAAAATCATACTTCCAAGAATCGTCTTTTGTTTATTAATTTATTGGGGTTGATGTATCTGAAATTCTACGAATCTCGCGATAGTCTATTCACAATGCTATCCATAGTTTATTTTGCTAATGATATTATTGATAATAAGGACCGTGAGAGCGTAAAGCAGATACAAAACATGTTACAAAGTATTGTTGATCATCTACCTGAATTTCTACCTTTCAATAATGCCGAAATAATCGAGCGATTAGAAACATCCATAAAAAGTCTTTGTCAGCTTGACGATTCGGGTTTTCAGTGTCTTGATTTAGTTCGTCAAATAAAGGAGCGAAGTCAGCAATAATCTGAAAAGTGTCAGTTATTTGCTTTTTATAGTAGGTTTCGAGTTGATCAATATTCTCACAATCTCTGTTCATTTCTTTTCATTATTGGAGGGTGGGTGGGATTCGATACCCACAACTGCTGTCTAACTGCTCGGACTTACGGATTTATCCTGCCCTACATCTGCTGCCGTACTACTTGTACTACCACCCTTTTTGCACCCCTTAGCTGACTCGAACCGCTACCTGCTCACACGCGCACAAAAACATCTTCAGTCAAGCAATAACCAGTTATGCGTGTTCGCCGTCTCTCTCCCGTTAGACTAAAGGGGTGGAATCAGCACTCCCACTGAGTTGTCAAACCTTTTTACTCTCTGCTATGAAAGTTGTGGAAGTGCCGAGTTTTGTTATCTTTGTAAGTGTCAAACCTTAATATACATTGCTATGGAATTATCGAAAAACCAAATCCAACAGTTAAAGGATCATCTAAAAAAGGTTGCACCAAACCCTAAATGCTCTTTTTGTGGGGGCAAGGATTTTGTAATCAATCATATCGCATTGGGTGTCCCGACACTTGATTGTAGCGCTCCAAGTAATCATCCTCCTATACTACTCTCTCCTTGCGTTGGTTTTGCCGTTATTGAGTGTTCGTGTTGTCACTGCGTACAGTTATTTAACCTTAAATCTCTTAATGTAATTGGGTAATCCCTCTGTTTGATAGGATTTCTGATTGACTCGTTGAAATAATACGGGCGCAGATATTTCCGGTAGTATTAATATCACATCGTACGCCTTGTTCTAAGATTCGTTCGAGTCTTAGACGGAGTTTTGCATCCCTGCGATTTCGGAAGAAAAGAATGATCTTTTTCATGGTTGCTGTATTTTAGAAGGTTAAAGAACTATTGTCCGATTATTATTTCAATTACTACCCAGAGGCAAAACACGACGATAGAAAGGGTTGCTACCAGTGCCAATGCCATAAGATTGGATTCGGTGTTGTCGCTCATGGCTCTATAAGTTTTCAAGAAACTCTTTGATCGCCTCTCTATCCTCGTCGCTGACTTCGTCGGAAAGAGCCAGCCGGGAAAGGTTTGCCCTCAGTGGATTCAAAGCTGAATCCGGAGCGGGGCCGGGTGTGATGATAAATTCGTCGTTCATGCTTTCTTCGTTTTAGGTTTTCTCTGTTTCGGTTTTATTTCATTAATGGCTGCAAGCATTTCGATTTCAGACCGGACAATCAGGCGGCGGCTCGTTCTATGCTCGCCCGTTTTAGAAGTCTTAATCAGTTCTTCGTCGATCCACTTATCGACATTCTTACGTCCGTATTTTTCGTAAGCCTCATTCATAGTCATGTAATAGGGCAATTCTCCACAATCCTCCATGCGCTGACGATACCCAGCCTTATAAGCTGCTGTGATTTGCTTGGTTATAAAGGGTGTTAGAATCTCAGACATAACCCACTATGAAATTGTTATACTTGTAATATTGAATATCGATGCTTCCTCTCGTCCCCTGCCTCGGCAGCAAATCGTTTCGATCTACCTATCACGGTTTCGGAGTTCTCATAGCTTATCCCGATATTTGATCGTGAACTCAGAGAGCGAATGCACCTCGGCCTTTCGAAAAGCATCTCGCTTAGTTGTGCGCACTGTCTCGGGCGATATATAAAGCGCGTCCCCGATCTCTCCCTCGTTCATGCCCTCCATGTAGAGCTTCATTACCTCTTTTTGTCGATCGGTAAGACGTGTATCGAACTGAGGGTTACAGATCACGCCGGCATACTTACATTCTCTCTTGATGGGGCAGCTTACTTCCTCGAAAGTTAAACGCCCCATTCCGTCGATGTCCTGTTTATTGTCCAACCGCCCGAAATTGCACCGGATGAACCTATGGCATACCAAAAACCGATAGTAATTCACGTTCGGTTGACTCTTGCGATAAATCTCTGACAGTGCTTTGAATGCCTTTGGATATTCAGCCTCGATACGGATAAATAAAGCACCTGTCAGCGCCTTGTCTTCGGGTTGATAGGTGTGAACCCCCTTGGCATCACGCACCATCACCCCGCCCTCTGGATCGTTGAAAAATTCTATATTACGAAGCGTTTGCATTTAATTATTCAATATCGATTCAACCATTCGAATTCTGTTCCCACCCAATATCTACCGCTCGCACACTTGTATGCTTGATAAAACCGGGCATCAGTACCTAGCGTTGCGATATATTGCTCTGCTGCGCAACGTGTTTTAAAAAATCTTTGAATGCGTTTCATATCTAATCAACTACTCGTAAAATTCCGCAGGAAAAAGGTTGTCGGCGGTATAACTGCCATCGCCCGAGTGACGGCGAATGACTTTTGCAGCCTCACATTTTTGTTTATCGCTCGGTTGTTGATGTCCGTACCGGAAGCGATATATCTGCTGATCCGACCCTACATCCATCGCTTTTTTTAAATCAGCAATTAATCGACGCCTAGCCCTATAGCTATGTACCGACATAATGTACTCTTGGAAGGGTAAAACAGATGATTTTTTTGTCTTTAGAGTTGATTTTTTGATATTTAATTCTAAATTTGTCATACCATTTGAATAACAACAATGCAAATATACAATAAAATTAATTGTAACAACAAAGAATTACAAATATTTTTATTGTAATAAATAAATTTTATAACCTTATGACCGACTATAAATATATTGGTGAGCGATTAAAAGAGTATTTCGGCAACATAGGGTTAACCCAATCTGAAATAGCTGCCAAATTAGGAGTTTCACAACAAGCTGTCGGTGCATACCTAAATGGTCAACCTTTTGGAAAGAAAGTCGCCCAGAAATGGAGTGACCTTTTCAAAATACAATATAATTGGTTGTTGACAGGCGAAGGGGCTATGCTGAAAGAAAGCGTTCCAATACCCGAAGAAACCATAAACCTAAATATTACAGCTATGGACTTACGAAGTTTGTTATCAGCCATTGAACAACATGGAGATATTCTCCGTATGAATCAAGAAGAGCTAAAAAAGCAAGGAGAGCGTTTAGATCGTATTCTAGATATTGTTACTCCCTTTAAGCAAAGCAAAGTCGGTTAGGACACATGCCTAAGAAAGTTATTACTAAATATCGGAAAATCGATCCGAAGATGCAAGAACAATTGCAATTTAAATTTGAAGAAATAACTAGAGGATATAAATTGTTTTAACTTGGATGTTATGGAACTCAAAGACAGTATCAGCCTTCTATCTGAACGAGCTATAAAACTCAAAGACAACATTCGCACTGAAGAGGCCATAAAAACAAGTCTTGTATTGCCATTTATTCAGGCATTAGGGTATGATATCTTTAATCCTGCTGAGGTTATACCAGAATGTGATTGCGACTACGGGACAAAAAAGGGAGAAAAGATCGATTATACCATTTGTCTAGATGGAGAGCCAATTATGCTCATTGAGTGTAAACATTGGAGCGTAGACCTTTCTAAGGCTAAAGCCCAATTATTTCGATATTATCATGTGTCGCAAGCAAAATTTGGAGTACTTACCAACGGGCTTATTTATAAGTTTTTTACTGACTTAGATACACCCAACAAAATGGATGATATGCCGTTTTTTGAGATCAATCTTCTTGATCTCAAAGACAGTCATATCGAAAAACTGAAACAATTCCGCCGCAACCAATACGACACGTACATGATCCTCAATTCAGCGACGGAGATGAAATACACGAACGCCATTCGGTCGTATATTGTCAGTCAAAGTGCCGATCCAACGGATGACTTCGTGAAATTCATCACGAAGCAAGTGTATAGCGGGATGGTTACGAAAAACGTCATCGAGGATTTTCGGCCGATGATTCAACGTGCATTCCAGCAGTACACGAACGATTACGTGAATGAACGCTTAAAGTCCGCTATCACACCTGACGTGCCAACTGTGGAGCCGATAAAATCAGGACAAAAAGCAGAAGAGGAATCACAAGACGACAAGATAGTTACTACTGAAGAGGAAATTCAAGGCTTTTACATTGTTCGTGCTATTCTTTGCAATACAGTAGATTTAAGCCGGGTTGTATACCGTGATGCGCAAACTTATTTTGCAATTCTGTTTGACGATAACAATCGGAAGCCTATATGCCGCCTACATTTCAATGGCGGGAAGAAATACATTGAAACGTTCGATGAAAATAAAGTGGGAACGAAACACCTAATCGAATCGCTTAACGACATCTACAAATGGTCGGAACCTCTGGCAAATATAGTTAAACATTATATGGCTTGATAAAAAGGTTTTTGCAACTCACTTAACCTTAGGCACAATATCAAAAAATATAACATGGTATGAAAAGAATCTTACTTTTAGTAGTGGCAATGATGATGTTTTGCCCTAAAGGTGTCCTTGCCGAAAAAGTTGAATATGAATACTGTTTAGAGCAAGTTTTAGTTACTGTAAACAATGAGAATGTTACTCTAAAATGTAACACCGAAAAAGATTTAATGAAATATGAGGACGAGTTTGTTGATTTTGAATGGGAGATAACAGACATACCTAGATTCCATCTTACCAATAAAACTCAAAATACCATAAAATTAGTATGGAACGATGCGGTATATCAAGACGACAAAGGAAACACCCAAAAAGTAATGCATGAAGGTGTCAGGTTTATAGATAAATCAAAAGATATTCCTGAAAGTTCTATTTTGTCACTTGGCAATATCAACGAGATAGTACTCCCAGTGGATCATATAATATATTTTAATGGATGGACTATTTACCCGTTATTCAGCGATAAGGTAAAACACAAATACATAAAAAATGCCACGGACAGAATAAATAAAAATATAAAAATAATGTTACCATTTGTGATTGGAAGCGATCTTTATGAATACACATTTATATTCAAAATAACAAATGTTATTGTAAGCTAACCGTGTTATACAATACAATAAGCCGGGGATTATTATTCCCCGGCTTATTTTTTAGCATTACTTGCTACTCCCATCCTTGTTGCCGAAAGTCTTGAAGCCTATCGACTGGCGTTCTGTATTCGCTTTTGGAATTTTCACCGACAAAGCCGCAATCGCATCATATATCGTATCTATCTCATGCCGCATATCCTCCGATAGATCGCTAATCGCCTCGGCGTTCTCCTTCCCCGTTTGTTCCAGTAGGGCTAGTCGTGCTCGAATTTCGGACAGTTCAGCCGTTACTGTCGTTGTGGTCATGATGTAGTTCCGCATCGCTACAAACGCTCGCATAATGGCGATATTAGCGTTTATGGCAACATCGCTATTCAACAATCCGGATAACATTGCAACCCCTTGTTCCGTAAAGGCATACGGCATTTTACGAACACCACCCCAACTTGATGTAACAATTTGTGATTTCAAGTTTGCAAACTCTTGATTTGTAAGCTGAAACATAAAGTCGGGCGGGAAGCGTTTGTTATTACGTTTTACTGCCTGATTTAGTGCGCTGGTAGTCACTTGATAAAGTTCGGCCAAATCCCTATCCAGCATTACCCGCTGACCTCGGATTTCATAGATTTTGCTTTGTATTTGCGTTAATTCCATAGCGGCGACTATTTATCTTGTTCCTTTACCTCTAATACCGCCCCGCACTTCGGACAGGTAAAGTTCCCCGCTTTGGGCTCGTCTATCAACTCCGATACCGGTACACCTAAACCATCGGCAATCTTTCCAAGGGTTTCAAATGTAGGGTTCCCATTGGCGGCTTTTGCCAAGCCTACGGGGGTCATACCTATTTTTTCGGCTAAATCCTTTTGAGTTATGCCTTTTTGCTTGCACAACTCCAATATGCGAAATTTCGACATTATACCAATAGTTTAATTGATGTTAACTACGTGCAAAGTTAGCATATTTCCATATAGTTATAATAAAAGCAGTAAAAAAAATACATAAAGGGTAATTTTTTTATGATTTTATTTGGCGACCATTATAACTTTGGTTATATTTGCACCAAGAAAACAAAACCAAAGCTATAACAAAGCCATGATCACCTACGAGCTTAAAGACTACTTAAAGATCGCCGCACTGGTTAACGAAAATGCTTCTGACGAGAGCTCGATCTACGAAGTCGAATATACGACGGGTGGGTATACTCTAATAATAGAGGTTAAGCATAAAATCGAATATCGTGATGAGATAGGCGGTTCTTACGAAGATTATGACTTCGAGAGGCTAATGGTGGTCGATAATGAAGAATTTGACGTAGAGGTGTGCGGCTGCTTCGACAACGATGGCGACAAGGTGACCTGCGACTTTGATATTTACAAGATGTCAAACATTTTAAATTAAACGATACGACTATGAAAGCTCTAACGAACCCTATTAACTACACCACAGTACAAAGAGAAAGACTAATTAGAGATTGGCAAAATATCGCCAATGAAGGCGGCCTCTTCACTTTTGGAGACGGTTACATAACTTTCAGGGCCTCAGAACTCGCAACTCTACGCCTATACAAGTATTATGCGTGTGACACAACGCGCATTAGTCAAGGGTATAGCAGCAATTTGAACACTTACTACTTCACCCTCGAATTTTAGTCGTTCGGGCGGCTATAAAGAGACATCAAGCCCGAAGTGTGGCGGCAACTTGCCACCGGTGTAGATAGAAACAAACCTATTACAAAGAATTATGAATACAGAAGCACAGATGAATATAGAGTATATTTTTGGCAAAAACAGGTACAACCACCCGATAATGTACACACGTAAAATAGGTACAATAAAATACACTTGTGGTTACCCGTATAGCCTGCATGGCTGGACAGAACTTGAGCGCGGCAAAACAATTGGCGGCCCCTGTCTGATTAAGTTTTATAACGCCCTTAGGGCAAAATATGCTGATGAATTGATTGAGAATAACGTAAAATAGGCGACCATGAAAACACGCAAAACCACCCCGAAAGTATCGAAAGTCCGAGCAATCGAACTTGCCATGAACCTGAACGGCGTATCACGTGAGATCGCCGAGAAGTACACCGATAGCGAGCTGAAAGAGTGCTTGCGGCTGCTCAAACTCAAAGCAAACTTTTAATTTTCAAAAAAACACTTTTTTGTTTGGCGATTAAAAAATAGTTCTTATATTTGTAGTGCGTTACATATAGAGAGGCGAGGTAAACTCGCTAAATGCGGGTTATTTTTTTGCCCGTATAAATACTAAGGTTTAATACCCCCTTGCAGAGCGTTAATGCGCCTGCTGCCTCTCTAAGGTGTAACGCAAAGGGTCAGTATTAAACCTTTTTTTATTGTTAAACCTTTCATAAATGCGTTACAATGAAAGACCAAATTTCAAGCCCTGCAATGCAGGCTCGCCTATTGGCGATTGCCGCTAATCTTGCGGCTCAGATGAACGATAACATTCAAGTTATCGAAAAGACGAAGCAATCTTTGTATTCTCTATTGTCTAAAGTCCCGGCAGAATATCGCCCAGACATGAGCGATGTTATTGCAGGTGCAGATCAGACAGTCATAGAGGCTCGTCAGCGTCTCAATAGGTATCACTCTATAATTGCCTAAGCCATGAGAACGACAGATTTACGCGAGATCATGCGTCTTGCTTGGCAATTAGTAAAAAAGAACGGGTTTGCAATGGCCGAAGCCCTCAAAACCGCATGGCTCAATTTCAAGCTCAAAACCAAGATGCGGGGCGGTATAGTGAAATTCTACTATCAAAAGGTGTCGGGCGAAATACGCGAAGCCTATGGCACATTGCGAGCAGATTTGCTGCCTGAGACGAAAGGCACAGATCGTAAACCGAACCCGACGGTTCAAGTCTATTTCGACACCGAACGTGAAGAATACCGCTGTTTCAAAGTTGCTAACCTCGTAAAAATCGCCTGACCTATGAATACGCAAGTTTTTCAGTACAACGATAACCCCGTTACCTTTCGATTGGGCAACGGCGACGTAATGGTGAACGCTACCGAAATGGCAAAACCGTTTGGTAAGCGACCAGCAAAGTGGCTTGAATTGCCTACAACATCACAATTCATTGATGCTCTTATAGCTATCCGAAAATCGGATAGGTCAAAGTTGGTGAAAAATGTAAATGGGGTTGGCACCTGGTTTCACGAAGACGTTGCTTTAGAATTTGCACGTTGGTTGTCCCCGGCGTTCGCTATTTGGGCAAACGATCGCATTAAAGACTTGCTACGCACGGGTGCGGCGAGTATGCCGGGCCGGTTGTTGCCGGGGCCGTCGGTGAGCGACAAGATACGCGCTGCGAAATTCATCGCTTCGTTCTTGCAGTTGAACGACAGCAGCAAGTTATTGCTTGCAAAAAGTATTGCCGAGCCTCTCGGCCTGCCGACACCCGATTACACACCGAGCAAAGGTATTATACGTTCGTGCGCTGAATTGCTTAAAACGCATAATGTAGGCATAAGCCCTCAGCAATTCAATCAAAAGATGATCGAGCGGGGTTTTATGGTAGAACTTACGCGCCCATCATCGAATGGCAAGGTGAAAAGATTCAAGTCTATAACTGGTGGCGGTCTTGAATATGGCGAAAACCAAGTAAATCCGAATAATCCCAAAAGTACGCAACCGCTTTACTATGCAAACAAATTCACGGCTCTATTAAATGTTTTGGGCTATGAAAACTGATTTTACAGCAGCCGACGTTATCGAACGGTTAATGAACGACGAAGCTTTCAGGCAAGAATTAGCGTCTTTAATAGCTGAACTGGCAATTATTTTCAGTCCCATTCTTGCTCAAAAAGCAGAATAAAAGTAATTTTAACCAATAACTTACTAATTTTTTGGGGGTAAGATTTGTAAAATGTCCCGAGTGTGCCCACATTTGCCATACAATATGCGGGGTGGTGTAGCGGCAGCACGGCGGGTTAGTGTCCCTGCAGATCGCAAGTTCGAATCTTGCCCCCGCTACTAAAAAAGCAAGTAGCATGAAGATTTTAACTCTTATCATCAAGAAGAAGTGGTTCGACGCAATTTTATCAGGTGAAAAGACGGTCGAGACGCGTGAGGTGCGCCCAACCAATACGAAATACATTTCGTACCGAGACAACAGTACGGGCAAAGTCTACAAGAAAGACAGCGATGTACCCGAATCGGCATGGGACAGCGACAAAGGCGTCGATACGGTTATCAACCACTACGACGCTATTCAGTTCTGGGTGGGTTACGAGACAAACCGTCCCGGCGCACTCGTCGAAGTCAAAGGTGCTGAGTTGATTGACGTATGCGATGAAGAGACAAAAGAGCCGATTGTGTACGAGCACAACGGCAACGAATACACCATGACCGAGATCGACTACCACCTCGGCAAGGTAATCGAGAAAATGAATTGTTAAACCCTTAAAATCATTGCCGCACTAGAAATTCAGTAAGAAATCGAATCAATCGGACGAGCGGCGTTAGCCGCGTTCGATACCGTACAGTAGGCGGCCGTGCGACGAATCGAGCCGGTCGTGCACGCGACATTCGCGCCGCCTTTGGCATGGCAACAGGTTAATCATGACGCCGATAGACCATGCAAACAAAGTGATTGCCTCTGTTCGTCAAAAAACGGACAGGGCAATCCTTTTTTATTCATGCGGCAAAGACAGTGAAGTATTGCTCGACCTAATGGCACCGCAATTCAAAGAGATCGTCTGTGTGTTCATGTACTTCGTCAAGGGGCTCGACCATATTGATAACTACCTGCGTGCAGTCAAAACGCGTTATTCCAACGTTACTATCCTGCAAGTCCCTCATTGGACGCTGACGCGCGTTCTACGTTGTGGGTTATATTGCATCCCGAATCCCGACATAAAGCTGTTATCGCTAAAAGACATTGATGAATCCATTCGAATGAAAACGGGAGTCCTGTACTCATTCTACGGCATGAAACAGTCAGACGGTATGAACCGCTGCCTTATGTTGCGAGGATACAGGGACGAAGCCATAAGCAATACGAACAAGGTTTATCCTCTTTCTAAATGGAAAAAGTCGGACGTAATGGCCTATATCAAGTCAAGAAAATTGCCTGAACCCATATCCTACAACAAGAACAAATCGCAAGGGTTGACGTTTTCGCCAGGAGTATTCGATTACTTACGTCGGCATTATCCGCAAGACCTCGAAAAGATTTACAAAGTATTTCCCTTATCGCGTAATATCTTACTTCGTTATGACGCAGAAAAAGCAACAACCCAAATACAAGCAAAGTGAGACGGTTGTAATCAAACGGTCGCAAATAAACTTTGCTCCGTACAACCCGCGCAAAGAAGACCCCGAAGTCATCAAGAAGCTCAAGAAGAACTTTAAGACTGTCGGTTATCTGGGAGGTATCGTATGGAATCGACGTTCATCCTATCTTGTGTCGGGGCACAAACGCGTGCAGACGATCGACATCATCAATAATTACGATGGTACGCCCGAAACGGATTATGAGATCAAAGTCGAGGCCGTAGAGTTAGACGACAAGACCGAGCGTGAACAGAACATCTTCATGAACTCCCCCTCTGCAATGGGAGAGTTCGACATGGAGAAGATGAAAATACTTGTACCGGAAATAGACTATCAAGCCGCCGGCCTTTCTGAGGCAGACATGAACATATATGGTATATCCGTCATGCAGGACGAAGTGAACTCAGGGCTGGCCGATACGCTGGATGATTTCGAGGAAGTACAGCGGCCGTTCGAAGAAAGAAAAGCGGCAGTTAAAGAAATGAAAGAACAAATCAGGCAACAGGCAGAGCAAAAAGCTGAAGACATCGAATCCTATGTAATGATCAATTTCAAGTCATATCGGGCAAAATCATCATTCATGCTTCGATTTGGGTTTGGTCCGGATGATAAAATCATCCCTGGCGAGACGTTCGCCGATATGGTCGAACGGGTGGAATAAGTTTTACAAGTTTGACACTATAAAAAATGGCATATCCAAGCGCAAAGCCGTCAATCAAACAATTCACACACGTTGCAAACGCGTGCGGCGGCATATTATCGGATATTGCTGCTAATTTCGGCGTTGCCAGACAATCTGTGTATAACTGGTGTGAAGAGGATTCCAGATTCAAACAAGCCCTCGAAGATTCCCGTGAACGGTTTGTCGATTTGGCCGAAAGCAATTTGCGCAAATTGGTAGCAGGAGTTCCCGCCATTGAGAAAGACGAAAACGGAGAAAAAAGATTTGCTGGTTGGATAGAACGCCCATCCGAGACGGCAATTATCTTCACCCTCAAAACACGGGGCAAGAAACGGGGATACGTGGAACGGCAAGAGGTTGAAGCCGACGTCAACTTAAAAGGTTCCATCAGTATCAGAGAATGGGTGAAAGACCGCTTGCAAAAGAAATGATCAAACCGCAGGACATATACTTGCCTCTATACACCGATACCGATCACTCCATCATTCTGATAACCGGAGGGCGAGGTTCCGGCAAGTCGTTCAATGCCGGAACCTTCATCGAACGTTTGTCCTTTGAAGAAGGACACGTTATCCTGTACTGTCGTTATACGATGGTGTCCGCCGCCATTTCTGTCATCCCTGAATTTACCGAAAAGATCGAGGCTGACGGCACGGAAGAGTTCTTCAATATCACCAAGACCGATGTTGAGAACGTTGTATCCGGTAGCCGGATATTATTCCGTGGCATCAAAACGTCGTCGGGCAACCAGACCGCAAAACTCAAATCCATTCAGGGTATAACGACCTTTGTGTGTGACGAGGCTGAAGAGTGGACGAGTGAGGCAGATTTCGACAAACTCGTACTCTCCATCCGTCAGAAGGGAATTCAGAACCGGGTTATCATCATTATGAACCCGACCGATTCCAATCATTTCATCTACAAAAAGTACATTGAAAAAACACACCGGATCATTAATATTGACGGCGTAGATGTACAGATAAGCACCCATCCGGATGTGCTGCACATTCATACCACCTACCTGGATAACATTGAATATCTGAATGAAGAGTTTATCCGCAAGGTGGAGCGGATGAAGGCTGAAAGTCCGGAAAAGTATGCTCACGTGGTCATGGGTCGTTGGGTGGATGTTGCCGAAGGCGCGATCTTCAAGCACATCAATACAGTCAAAGAGTTTCCGCAGTGGTGCGACAAGGTGGCACTTTGTCAAGACTTCGGATATTCCAATGCCATGACAGCGATAGCCAAATGCGGCATTATTGGCAATGCTCTATATATCGATGAGCTTTGTTACAAAACACACATGCTCGCACGGGACATTATTGCCGAGTTGAAAAAATACCCTGGGTTGAAAGTTATGTCGGAATCAGCAGACCCCCGTCTCGTAGACGAAATCGGTAATGCTGGTATCATGATTTACCCAGTGGACAAAAGTGGTCCATCTATTATTGCTGGTATTGAAAAGATGCTCGAAATGGACATATACGTTACCGAGCGATCTTATAATATGTTAACGGAGTTTCGCAACTACGTTTGGGATAAAGACAAGGATGGGCATTCGATAAACCACCCGGCAGACGGTCAGGAAGATCACCTGATCGACGCGGTACGCTATTATGTATTGGGTATGATTCTCGGTAAAATCATGCAACCCAAGAGTTACGACGGATATTTTTAACAATTATCCAACCCTGTGAATCACAGAATAATTAAACGACGGAACGACGATGAAAACCCTCGAAGAAATCTTCAAACTTTCCACTGAAGCCGAGAAAATTTATTACCTGAAGCAACGGCGCAAACCGCTTCCCGACGTGCAGCGTCTGCGTGCTGACTGGGACCCAGACCTGCATGATGTCATGGATCACGATAAGCGTCCCGACAACAAGATCATTGTATCGGAGGCAACCACCGACCCAAATACAGGAAAAATGATTCCACCCCAATACAAAAAGGACGATATCAACCCCACAAACCGCATCATGTTGCCGCTGGAACAGGATATAACCAATATCCATACGGCTTGGACGGTGGGGCGAGATCCGAAAGTAAATTGCAAGCCTAATAACGACCAGGAGCAAGAGCTGCTTTCCATCATAAATAGCATTACCCGAAAAAACAAGATGCGCTACAATAACAAGCGCATCGTCCGTTCTTGGCTTTCCGAAACCGAAGTCGCCGAATATTGGTATGTCGTCAAAGATGAGGGATTTTGGCGCAGGGTGCTTGCTCAGGTAAAAAAAGCATTCGGCGGTACTGTAACACCGCAATACAAACTCCGGTGTACACTTTGGTCGCCGTTCCGAGGTGACAAACTGTATCCATTTTTCGATGAAACTGGCGACTATCTGGCTCTGAGTCGTGAATATTCGGTAATGGATATCGACGAAACAGAAACCGTCTACTTTATGACTGTTACCAATGAAAAGGTGTATCGGTGGAGAATGGACGATACTTGGGTGAAAGTCAGCGAATTTAAGCACGGCTTTGACAAGAATCCCACGATCTATTCCTGTCGTCCGCAACCTCTCTACCACAATATCAAACCTATCCGGGAGCGATTAGAGCGGCTGATGTCCAATTTCGCCGATTGTATCGACCGATGCTTTTTCCCATACCTAATATTGGATGGTGAAATAAACGGCGTCCCGCAACAGTCGGGGAAAAACCGGATGATCAAACTGACGAACGGGGGCAAGGTTTATTATCTGAATTGGGATCAGTCGAGCGAGGCCGTACGGTTAGAACTGAATGAGTTATGGAATAAAGCCTATCAATTGACCAATACGCCGCAACTTTCATTGGAAGCATTGCGGGGGTTGGGTGATATACCTTCAGGCAAGGCTTTTCAATTCCTGTTTATGGGAACCAACCTTGCTATTGACAACCACGCCGAAGTTATAGGTGAGCATATTCAGCGCCGATATAACTTTCTGACGTCTGCGGTTGGTTCCCTGAATGTCGAATATATGCAGGCAGCGCAGACTATTGACATCGAAACAGAAATTCAACCTTTCACCATTGACGATGTGGCCGAGAAGATCAAAAATGCCCTTGATGCTTGCGGACAACCAATTGCTTCGCTCAAAACGGGTGTTCTCATGGCCGGTCTTGTAGATAATGTAGATGATGAAGTGCAGGAAATTGAAGAAGAGAACACAGCCAAATCCACGACAGATACTCTTCCCACATCCTCTCGCACATGATTTAATTACGGCGGAATCGCTACGGAACGAGCTTTAGCTAATGTTAATAAAATATTTTTCACAAAGGTATTTTTTTCGATAATTTCTTGCAAAATGTCCCGAGTAGTTGAATCTTTGACACATGCAAACACAAGCACGTAAATACCGAACATCCTCTTTGATTGAAGAGATGGGGACTGTGGTTCAAATTCAAGTTCTCCATAATGTTCGGTGCGTGAATTGCGGACGCAAACTGGCTGAATTGCAGGGGACAGCCCAATTAAAGTGTCCTAAATGCGGATGTTTAGCCACATATAAGATTTAAGATACAAAAACATAACAGAGTGCCATCGAGCGCCAATTTCCCAGAAGGGAGATTGGCGCTTTTTGTTTTAACCGAAAAGATATGAAAGAAAAAATTTTATCAGTACTGAAAACCAAGTATTCTAATCTGGGGTTCAGCCAAAAGGCTTTCGACGGGGTTGCCTCCTATCTGGAAAAAACCGTTTCTGATGAATCGCAAATCGAAACCGCAGCAAGCGGGGTCGAACCCCTCCTGAAAGTATTTCAAGCTGAATCCGACCGGGCTCGTACCGAATACAACGCCCTGAAAGGAGAGCTTGAAACACTCAAGGGAAAGGCGACGTCATCATCTGCCAATGGGGGCGAGCAGGATAAAAAGATCGAACCCGAAAAACCGACTTTCGATCCGGAGGCATTCAAGGCCGATCTGCTGAAAACTTTCCGTGAGGAACAAACTTTAGCAATACAACAGGCACAGCAGATTGCACAACGGAATGCCGTAATCGTCTCGAAAGCGAAAGAGTTCGGAATTCCCGAAAAATTCGTCACCAAACTGTCCATCGCTCAGGACGCCGATCTGGATGAATATTTCAAGAGCGTAAAACAGGATTTGATTGACGCAGGTTTCGAGTTTGCCGAACCCCCGACTCAGGGTAGCGGTATCTCAGACAATGGGAATGACATCGCCAAACTGATCAACACGGGGACAGAACAATTTGTCAAATCTCAAACCAAGTAAAAATGCCAGCAGGATTTAAGTATGACCTGAACCCGATGGATGTGCTGAAAGAACTGTGCCGGTTCGACACGGTGTACCGTCTGTCCGGAGGTTTCAATTTCGAGGACACAAATGTGCCCTCTGGGACGATTCTGATGCCGCTTGCGCCGCTGTATGTCGATTTCAAGACACGCAAAGCCGTAGCGGTGAAGAATGTTAAAGTGATTGAGAAAGTTACTACCGGAACCAAGATCAAAATTGCCAAAGGGTCGCTTGCCTACAAAGGCATGCACCTGGGCGACGGCTCGAACGGTGCGACAGTTTCAAGCATCAGTACCGCCAATGCTAACTACGACGAGCTAACGATGAGCGCCGCTCTCGCGGCAGATGCCGGGGCTATCCTCTTCGAATCCGCAGCGGCGGATGGATCTGCGCCGAAAGCGACTGCCAACTTCCTCAATTACGCCGTAACGAAGGTGGAACCGGGCGCAACGGTCACCGCTATCGGCCAAGCCTACGAAGTTCGGGAATCGAAACTCTATGTTCCCATCTCGGACAAAGATAAAGAGACCCTTACGTCTCGATTCCTTTTCACCATCTAAAAAACGACGACAATGAAATTAACACTTGAAATTCTTTTCAACGATCCCAATGTCGTCAAAGCGGTCATAGACCGTACGATGGCAACACGGCAAGATGAAATTTTCTGGAAACGGTATCTCGACTTCGAAGAGACCAAATCCCGTGTTTTCAAAACGTATCTCGGAACCGTTACGGGGGTAACGGCAGGCTCGGTTATTGACCGCAACTCCAATAAACCTCTGCGTGAACGTAAATCACTCGGCAGCGGTTATGGAGAGGTGGCCTATCTGGGTGACCGTTACCAGATGGACAACGACCGTCTGGACATGATCAAATCGCTCATCGACAAGTTCAACGCGGCACGGCCGGCAGACCAAGTAGCCGCCATGAACGCGATCATCGACTACATCGTGGACGATGTGCGCCAGGTGCGTCTTGCTCCGCATAAACGCATGGATATCGTAGTCGGCGACCTTCGCTCCGACGGCAGGGCATCGGTAACGCTGGCGGATAACCCGCAGGGTATCGCCTTACTCGACATGGAACTGCCCGTGAAGCGCATCACGCCGACAACCGGAGACAAGGACAATTTCATCACTTACCTGAAAACACAGATCGAAGCCTTGCGGCCTACGATGGGACGTTTTTCGGTAATGGAGATGACCCGTTCGACCTTTACGAAAAATATCGTTGGAGCCAAGGAGTTCCAGAACACCTACAAGATGATTCTCGGCGGGGCGCAGGTAGCACTGTCCGGCGGCCTCATTACCGACACCATGACAAATCAGGTATTCTCCGGCATCGGGCTTCCGCCCGTTCGCATCATCGACGATATGGTTGATCTTCCGGACAACAAAGGGACTGTCTCGACATTCAAGGAAGACCGCATCACTCTACTTCCGCAAGACAAGATCGGCAAGATGATGTGGCACGAACCCTACGAAATCTCCGACCCTGTGCCCAATAAAACGTACACACGACTGGAAGGTGGTATGTGGACGTCGAACTGGCGTACCGAGGAGGGGCGGTTTATGGAGTACGGAGCCGAATGGATTCCGAATTTCACGGCGCCCAACAAGATCGCCATCTTCGACCTCTCGACGATGAACGGTTAAACAATCCGACGATGACGAACTTCGAAGCAATATCGGCAAGGCTTTATCCTTACAACGTAGATGACAACCTGATCGCTATCGCTTGTCTGGATGCTACGCTGGGAATAGACGACGAATATACCGCCGCTAATAAAGCTATCGTTGCAAGGGCGGCAATAGACGTACTGAAACAGCTTATCGTCCTTTCTTCTGAAAGTAATGGCGGATATTCACTCGGTTACAGTACTGATGAATTACGCCGTCGAATCCACTATATAGCACAGGATAATGATCTAACCGATATTGCTGACGAGTTCAATGATACTCCAACGATAGAATTTCTGCCTTACTGATGATTCGATACCCTTATACGCTCGAAATGTGGTACGAGGAGGATGCCACGCAAAATCCAGATGGTTCGTGGAATGAAGGCACGCATGAGTGGCGTGTAGTCGCCCGATGCAATGCCCGTCAAAACGGGCAAGCACAACAAATCAAAGGACAAAACGGGGATGCCTTCCTCTATTCTTTCGAGGTTACTATGCCAGCAAATACGCTGCCTATTCCGATCGGGACCAAAGTGCGCATATTCGATAGCCGAGGATTCAACATCTTCGACCGCACGCCGCGCAATGAAGCAAAACCGAAAGACAAGGATACAGCATCGTATCCGGTACAGGGATTCTACAAAAGCGGACAACGTTACGAAGATACGAGGCTATGGCTATGAAATGTACCAACTGGCGCGAGGTGGAACTCGAATTTACACGAGCGAAGGAAGAGTATGACCGGAAAGCGATCGAATGGCTTTCGGTGCTCGGTGAACGGGTGGTTAAGTATGCCCGCGAGCACGGCAGCTATACCGACCGTACAGGCAATCTTCGGAATTCTATCGGCTATGTAGTAGTTCAAGACGGCAAAATCGCAATGGAGAATTTTAGTGACGGTTATGCCGAAGCCCAGCAGAAAGCTCGATCCCGCGCTCTTGAGGTAGCTCGTGAACTTCCTCCCAGCAAAACATATCTCGTATGGGTTGCAGGTATGGAATACGCAAGATACGTCGAGGCTAAAGGATTCGACGTGCTGGAAGGATCTGGCAATTGGGTGGAGTCTACCGCTGAGAAGCTTAAAGCGGAGTTCGCACGGTTCTTAAAATCAAAGAAGCGATGAATCTGACATGCACAGAAATATTCAAACTCGTGTGGGATCGTATCCGTACTTCACCACTGAGTCAAGCTGTGCCGACGATGTATGCGGATCATTATCCTAACAATCCATCTGGCGAATTCATCGTCGTGAATTCTCTATCGAACGTCGTCGGTGATTCGCAGGTAGCGACGGTAAACGTAAATATTTATGTCCCGGACGATACCCCGACGATCAATCGTGAGGAGCAACGCTTCCCTAATCGCAACCGTCTGAATGAACTGACCCGTATCGCTTTCGATTCATTGGGGCACTACCCTATTGGCGAACGATGGTTTTTCGACGTGAGCGATGAAACTCTCATCAGTGAGGAGGGTATCTCCTACACATTTTCAAACATCAAAGTGAAACTTAAAAAATACTAAGATTATGCAACTTGTGGGACTTAATTCCTGCCATGCAGGAAATCCGCTGCCGAAAGGCGTAAAAGATACTGGTGCTGAAGCGTTACTTAAGGCGCTGACCAAAATTACACAACCTTACAATGGTGGCGTAACCTTCAACTTCTCCAACCCGACGAGTAACAAGTTCTACCGGGAGGGAGAGGCCGACCCTTTCTTCTCCATGCGTGACCCGACGTCCGGAACGAAAGAAATTACGTGGAATGTCGCTGATTTCGACGATGATACACTGGAGTTCTATTTCGGAACGACCGAACCGGCAAAGGGCGAACTGTATGAAGGGACGAAAGCTTTTGTATTCGACTCTAAAAGTGGAGGGTCGCTGGCTTTTGCCCGTCTGAAGTACACAGCATCGCTTACGGGGGGTATGAATACCAGCGATCCGCTCCAAATCGCCGTCTCCGCCGATGTTTTGGCTCCTGCCGAAGGTGGCGTTGCTTGGTGGCCTATCGCGACACCTGAATACACCGAAGCTGCATCATTGGGTGTCTAGAGCAGCACCAATACTTTTATAAATCATCCTATCCCGCCGGTAAGTTAACGACTTGCATCACGTAGCGAGAACGGGGCGGGAACAAATCTATTACTTATGGCAAAAAGTACTAAAATAACTGATCAACGAGCATATGACATTCTCTCAGAAAAGCCCGAATCTTTTGAAATAGAGGGATTGAATGGCAAGAAAGAGACGCTATACCTCTACCCCCTCCAATTGGGCCGGTTGGCAATGATCAGTCGTCGTTTGTTAGACATAGACCTATCCTTGTCCGATGAAACGGAAAACGAAGTGCAAAAGATGTGGCGTATTTGTGCGGAGAAACCACATGAGGTTGCGGAAATAATAGCCATCGCAACCCTTAGAACCAAGCAGGAGATCGATGAGAGACTAACAGAGAGGACGGAATTGCTCCTCGATTCCCCGACTATGCAGCCCGTAGCGCTTGCCAATATTTTGTATTCTATAGTTTTTCAATCCTATTGTGCGGATTTTATAAAGGCTATTCGCTCGGTAAAAACGCTTCAGGTAACGATTTCCCCAGAGATGAAGACGGAGAGGATAGCCACTACGGGGGACGAAGTATCTGGGGACAAATCGACGCTTTCATAAGTCGCTATCATTGGACACTCGAATATATCCTGTGGGGCGTTTCATGGACCAACATACAGCTTATGATTGCCGATTCCCTCAGAACGGATTACAAGGACAGATCGGGAGATAGCCAACAAAATAGTAGTGTATCCGAAATCATGGATATGAATAATCCTAATACAATGAATACACTACTTAGGATGGCAGGTGAAAGAAAATAACGAAAAATAAGCATTATGCTTGACAAAATCATAAAATCTGCATATGCGCTTGGTGCCTGTGATCGACTTGGTGAAATCTCGGATTTCACTCATTTGATCGACTTATTTTTTTCTCCACAGGGCCAAGAGTTCTGCGAGAAATACAATTATCCCTCTTTGGATGTATTTCGACAGATCAAAGATGATGTAAAAAGCCGGAATATTTATGTAGATCAAGGCCATATAACCCTGAGTGGCAAACAGCATATCTGTCTGGTGGGGAACACTTCTGCAGTAATTCAGGCATCAGGTGTTGCATTCGTTCACACTATCATTCTCATGCATGGATCGAAAGCAACAATCAAAGCTTCTAATCATGCCGTACTGAAAATAGTCAACATTAGCGGGTTGGAAGTGACTATACACAAAGATCAAACCGTGGTCGAACTATGAGTATCAATCTTACCGTCGTCATTGATAACGATGAGGCTATCCGTAAGTTTAGAGAGCTTCAAAAAACAGCTAAGACTGTAACGTCTAGTGTTATTACTGACGCAGACAGGATGGATGCTGCCATGCAGCGATTCATGGCTACTTTAGGGAAAATAGGTGTCGGGGTATCACTTGCCGGCCTGGTAAAACAGATCGCACAAACCCGAGGAGAGTTTCAGCAATTAGAGGTAGCTTTCACCACCTTACTCCAGAGCAAAGAGAAAGCGGATGCCCTGATGTCACAGATGGTCGATTTGGCAGCAAAAACGCCTTTCGACTTGCAAGGCGTGGCTTCAGGAGCTCGTCAGCTTCTCGCATACGGATTCGCGGCAGAGGACATTACCGATACGTTGACCCGTCTGGGCAATGTAGCGGCGGGACTGGGATTACCATTGGAGCGCCTCACTTATTTGTACGGCACGACCGCCGTGCAAGGACGGGTGTATGCACGGGATATGCTCCAGTTCACGGGCTCTGGTATTCCTATGCTGCAGGAGATGGCAAAAATGTACGGCAAGACCACCGAAGAGATCAATGCGATGGTTTCGGCAGGTAAAATAGGCTTCGAGGATGTGCGCAAGGTTATCGAAAATATGACCAACGAAGGCGGCCAGTTCTATAACCTGATGCAAGAGTCATCCAAGACGATTACCGGTCTTATTTCCAACCTAGGCGATGCGATTGATACGATGTTTAACGAAATCGGGAAATCGCAGGAGGGGGTGATTGCAGGTGTACTGCAAGGCACTATTTCGCTAGTCGAAAACTATGAGAAGGTACTCAACATTCTCATTCCGCTAGTTGCTACATACGGGGTATATAAAGCGGCGCTGATTGTGACTGCGGCTTTACAAAAGGCCTCGGTGACGATGTCGGCGGTTAAAACCTTCTTTCAATTGGCAAAAGGGATTCGATCGGCGGCCGATGCACAGGCTTTGTTCAACTTAACGATGAAGTCCAATCCCCTTATGCTGGCTTTAAGCCTGTTGGTAGGACTGGGAACTGCCATCTACAGGTATGCTAAGGGCGCAAACGAAGCGGCGGAAAATACGCTCGGATTGGCGCGTGCAAACAAGAAGGCCTCAGACGAAGTGGATGTCGAAACCGCCAAAATTAAAGCTTTACAAGATATTGTAAACAATTCTAATGCAGCCTATTCCGAGAGAAAGAAAGCACTGGATGAACTAAAGGAAATAGTTCCCGGTTATCATGCAGAATTAACCTCGGAGGGACGATTGATAAATAACAATACAGAGGCACTCAAAAACTATATAAAGGAGTTTGAGAAGTCTGTAAAGCTCCGGGCAGCCCGCGAAGAGTTGGAGGAAGCCTACCGACAGCAGCGCAAGGACATGAAGGCAGCGGAGGCAGCTATAAAACAAGGGACATACCAGACAGGGGCAGGTGTGTATGGAGGTCCGCATTTCAAAAGGGAGTATACGGAGGAAGAAAAAAAATCCATCCGCATGGAGGCATTTTTGAAAACCGCTGCCACGATCAGGGAACTCAATGATGAAATTGTTGCAAGCAGTCTAGCTGTCGAAGACTCCACAGGTAAGACGATTTTTAACGTAACGGAAAATCTTAAGGATGCCCAAAAGGCATATTCTGATGCAATGGCAGCTTTAGATAAGGCTCGTCGAGACGGAAGTGATATATCTGTTGTTAAGGAAAAGCAGAATGCGGTTGATAGCGCAAAAAAAGCTTTAGATGAAGCTAAAAAGCTTGCAGGGGTTGATGATAAAACCATAAAAGCAACCACAAAATCACAGAAAGAACTTTCCGACGCTATCCTTGCCAATGATATGGCCTTGCAAAAGTCCCGCGTGGACATTCTGAAGGATGGCCGGGAAAAGCGCCTGGCTGGAATCGACTTGGAAAACAGGCAAACGATTGAAAAAATTGAAAAAGAGCGACGAGAGGCAATTGAGGTAGCCAAGAAAGGCGGAGGGACTCTTTCAAAGGAAGAAAATTCGAAGTTTGACGCAAGAATAGATAATGCCAATATTTATGCTAAAAATCAAGTTGATAGCATCAATAAAGAATATGCTGATGATCTCGAAGATACATACAGAAAAATAACCAGTGTATTTCTCTCTGAGGAAGAAAAGAAACGTGCCGGCATCAAAAAAACATACGATGACTGGAGGAAAGAGGCGCAAGAATCTCTGGAGGCAGGCAATATTACTCAACAGCAATATGATGACCTGATGGGTTATCTCGGACAGGCCGAAGATTTTGAATCTATAAAAAACGCTTTGGATGAATTCGAAACCTTCCAAGAAAAAAAGGTTCGCATCGCAAAAGAATATGACGATAAAATTGCCGATATCCAAAATAGAAATACTGAAGGACAGTTCGATGCAAACATCAAGGAAGCTGAACGGCAGAAAAAGGAGGCTATTTACGCCATAAACAAGGAAGTCGCGGATCGGGAGGGCGTATTTTCAGACTGGGCCGATTCGATCCTGAATATGGGGCTCAGAATGCTGGATGCAAAAAAGGAAGAGCTTGAAAATATTTTGGCTACACAAGGCGGAAGTCTTTCTGATGAAGAAAGAGCTATGCTTGAGGCGAAGATAACCGCACTTGAGAAACAAATAGAGGTAGCAAAGCGAAACAAAGAAACAGGTAAACAGTCTATCGAAAACTGGAAAGATACCGCCACGGCAATGAATGCCGTAGCAGAATCAGCCCGGAATATTATCGAGAATATCGACGGCATTGATGAAGGGTTTAAAAATGCTATTTCTGATGTAGTTGATTTTAGCAACGGCATGGGACAAATGTCCAATGCCGTTGCTGGAATCAAAGAATCCCTCAATAACAAAGACACACTAGGTGCTATAACGGGTATTGCCAGTGCTGTTTCCCTGGGGATAGGTCTTGTGACAAAACTCTTCTCTTTATTCAAGAGAAAGGACTACATGGCTGAATTTCGCAAAGAGGTGGAGAAGTTGAATCGTGAATTAGCGAGGACTAAACTTCAAGCATCTCTTGACGACGACGGTTCGCAAACCATCTTTGGCGACAATGCATGGGAGAATGCCAAAAAGAATGTAAATGCATTAAATGTTGCCCTTCAGACATACAATAAAACACTAGGCAGCATTGCCGACCGAAAACAGTATAGCGGTCTATTTGCTATCCTTGCTGATTTTAGGGGAATCAAAAGCACATTTGACAATGCCTCCGAATCGATTGCAAATATGCAAGTGAAGATCAGGCATTCGACGTGGTTCCGATCAGCAAAATACACTTCATTGAAAGACGCGGTGCCGGAGTTATTCAACAATGACGGCTCTGTGAATATGGATGCTCTCGAAAAGTTTATAGGTACAGATACCTTCAAAAAACTGAGCGATGAAAATCAGCAGTATTTGCAGAATATGTCAGAGGATTGGGAGGTCTACCAAGATGCATTAGAAAAGGTAAAAGACTATCTGTCCGGTATATTCGGAGATCTAGGCAACACCATGACCGATGCGCTTGTAGATGCCTTTGCCAGCGGGACGGATGCGGCTGAAGCATTTGCGGATTCCGTATCTGAAATGCTGGAGAAGCTTGGTAAACAAATGATATACTCTGTCACGCTTGCTCCCGTAATGGATAAAGCCCAAGAAAAGATGATGGAGATTATGAAAAACGAAGGACTTTCCGATCAATCAAAATTCAATAGTTATGTCTCCATTCTCGACCAGTTAATTGGTGATGTTGAAGAACAACAAGGTGCATTCAATAGCCTGCTGGAACAGTATCAAAACATCGCATCGGGGAAGGGTTTTGACATTTTCACCCCAGATTCAAGCACTTCACAAGAAGCCTTTTCCGGCGAATTCCAAACCTTGTCTCAAGACACAGGAAAGGAACTTAACGGAAGGTTTACAGCAATACAGGAGTACACGGCCAATATTCGAGACGATGTCAGATTGATCCTTGCGCAGAACGGACAAAAATTAAACGAAATGACCAACATCCGAGACATAGCTATTCAACTCAATGGAAATGTTGCAATCATTAAAGGCCACACTTCCCACCTCGAAGAAATGGACGATAAGCTCGGCAGGATGGTAAAAATTATGAACGAAAAATTGTAGGATGGACACAATTAACGGTAAACCCCTTTCTCAATTCGGGGCTACAATGTTGAGTGGAGCTTACGCGGAATTGATGACACCTGCCCCCTTAAAGTCTTTCCTGGAGAATAAGGACAGATCGAAAGATGGGACTGACGTTTTTATTAGCAATCCCAGGCAGGATGAAAAGGAGGTAACACTGAACTTTATCATTACTGGCAGTAGTCAGGCCGAATATATATCCCGGTATAATGCTTTTCTCTCCGAGTTATACACCGGACAAGTCTCGCTGTTTGTTGAAGATTTAAATCAAACATTCCGATTGTTGTATTCGAGTGTAACCAAATTCGGCAACTATCGGCTTCATGCCTGTGAAATCGCAGTAAAATTCAGAGAACCTAATCCGACCAACAGAAGCAACCTGTAATGATCAATATTAAGAACATAGACGGTTCCTTATTGTATGCCGCTCCTGTAACCAAAGATGCGGTATTTCATCATGAATTGATGTCCTCTGAATACATCGAATTGGTGTTTAATGAGGTCACGGTAATAGATATTCCTATTGGAGCCTATGTGGAGTACAACGGGAGCAGGTATACCGTCACCAATCCCGTTACCCCGGATATCATAGACGGCGGGTATAAATACACCATCCAATTCAAAGCCGATTGGATGCGATGGGAAGGTGTTACCTATTTTTACATCAACGAATTCTCCCAGAAAAACGAGACAAGTTGGTCAATGACAGCTACTCCTGACTTGTTTTTGCAAATGATCGTGGAGAACATTTCACGGGCAACGGGGAAAACTTACACTTTTTCTTACGATTCCAGCCTGACAGCTACAAAAGACCTGCAATTCAACAATACGACTGTCCTTGAAGCTTTGTCGATGGTTGCCGATGCTTTTGAGACGGAATGGTGGATTGAAGGAGATGTGATACATTTATCCCGCTGCGAGCATGGCGATGCGTTGGCTTTGACCTATGGCCAAAATATAGGTGTTCCGAGTGTGCAACGTTCATCTGAATATGCAACACGCATCTATGCTTTCGGATCGACGCGAAACATTACTCAGGATTACCAAAACAGCGGCACAACGAACGCTTTGATTGAAAAGCGGCTAACGCTTCCGGCAGGTAAATACCCGAACGGATATAAAGATATCAAACCGAATTTGTCCCCGGAGGAAATCATCGAAAAAACCGTGATATTCGATGATATATACCCCTCTTCTGATTTTGCGATTTCGGATGTGAGAGTGAAAGTTAGCGTTGACTCGACTACAGAGGTTGGAAAGGACGAGAACGGAAATCCGATTTATGCGTCAATGCCCGTATATTTCTTCAAAATTGCAGGAATAGCATTTTCAGAAGATTTGATTATTGAAGGGTTGACGCTTAAAGTCCACTTCTTAACAGGCCACCTACAAGGACGGGAGTTCGAGCTGGCATATCACAAAGACACCTCAGAATATGAAATAATTGTCAACCAAGAGGGCGCGATTAAGCTTCCGAATGAAACATTATTGCCACAAGACAATGATGTAGTCGTTCTGTTCAATATCGTAATGCCGGACGAATATGTGACTTCAGCTGAAAACAGGTTGGAAGCGGCGTTGGATGATTACATCGAGAAGGAGCTACTGAGCGACAACAATACCTATAGTTTCAAATCCAATCCCGTTGCATTTGCTGAAAATAATACATCGGTCAATGTCGGTCGGAAGGTTACCCTCAATCACGGAACAGGAATATTGCAATCTCGGATTTTATCAATTGAATACCCTTTGGAATCTCCATCCAAAGTGGATATCAGTGTCGGAGAAAGCATCCCGCGAGGTAAAATATCCAGCGTAGAAACAGAGGTCGTAAATGCTTCGAGTACAATTGAGATCATTCAGGCGTACAACAATGTAGCTCAGACGGTTCAAAATCTATATGCAAGAACGCAAAACCAAATAACCGAAGGTCTTGCGAAGCTTGCTAATATGTGGATATTGGATCAGTCTAAAGACACCACGCCAAATAAAACCAATCCGGATGTATGGTTTGTGCGTTCCCAATATGATGTCGTGGGTCTCAAAGGCATCAGCGCTTACGGTCTGGGTTCCACCTCCGGCAGTGGTGCATCTGGTTCCCTCGGAGAGTTGGTCAACGTCGGGCAGTGGGCCGACGAGGTGCCTACCGCCGACCGGGTGATGGTACAACTGGCCGGGGCTACACATTGGTCTGCAAAGCCGCTCGCCGATCTAGTCGGTCTCGATACTGCGGCCCTTGCACAATACCTGACCGAAAACAGCTACCTCAAGGCAGGCGATATTTCAAGTTATCTGACCTGGGCCAACCTTTCCGGTAAGCCCACCGTTTACCCGACGAGTTGGGCGAATATCGCGGATAAACCGACCGTATATCCTACAACATGGACGAGTGTGACAGGTCGGCCTACGAAGCTATCGCAGTTTACCGATGACGTTGTATCGGGCAACTATCTACCAAAACCCACATGGGACGCCGTATTCGAAGTGGTCACGGTGGACGGGACGCCAACCCTGAAAGTCAAGTACGATATTCTCGGGCTCAAAGGAATCACAGCCTATGCGGACGGTTCCCTCTCCGGCGGGTTTTCCGGTGCGTTGGTCGATCTGGTGGACGTAGCAGTGACTAATCTTGCCTCCGGGGACATTCTCAAGTACAACGGGACGCATTTTGTAAACGTGCCGGTCTCGTCCATTGCCGGGGCTTCGTCGTGGGATCAGATCACCGGAAAACCGGAGTATTACCCGACCCGGTGGGCGGACGTGTCCGGTGCACCCACGTCTCTTCCGGCCTCTGACGTATACCCGTGGGCTAAAGCGGCCTCGAAACCGACCTATACTGCCGCCGAAGTAGGGGCGGTGGCTTTGAACGGCGGGGGAGATGTTTCCGGAAGCATTAATGCCTCTGCCTATTTGACAGCTAACACATTGAGGTCCGAAGCAGCCTTATACCCGACAATATCTTTTGTAAAAACTAACGATAATAGCGAATCGTTATTGATTGTAGCGGGTAATAACTTGTATTATCGACCCGTCGCATCAGATGCAACCAACAGACTGGTTTACCATTCCGGCAACTTCAATCCCTCGTCCAAGCTGGATAAGTCCGTTTGGGATGAAGCCTTCGAGCTAAAAACGGTAAACGGTGTGCGGGTGATTTCGGCAAAGCTGGACTTTCTCAGCGTTGCAGGCATCAGCGCTTATGCTACCGGCCCATCTTCGGGCGGCGGTGGCGGCGGATTGGATTACGACCTGCTCAAACAGGCCCTGACCGGCGCGATCACCCCGGACGGTTATCCGTTCACGATCTCCGCTTCGTTTCTCGGAGCCATCGGCAACACATACCTGCCACTATCCGGGGGAACACTTACAAATACAGGTAATTCTGCGCCTCTAATCATAACAGGTTCGAGCCTTCAAGCCTGTACAAAGTACATGATGAACGGCTCTACGGTAAGCGGCTATTTTGGGGTAGTAGCACAAGGACTTAACGGTGCCTTCATGCAATATGCCAACGGAACAATTTCTCCGTCATTAATTATCAATAACGATGCAGCTCCCCGATTTATCAACACGGCTGGAACTCAATTCGCCCTTTACCACTCGGGTAACTTCAATCCGGACAGAAAATTCGGATTATCCGATATTATTTCCGACTTGAATAACGCGCCGCTGAATGCGGTCTTTTCAACCAATGGAACTCCAGCCAACGCCCCGCTTGAAAATGCTTATTTCCAAGGGTTCACTTTCGCAATGGATAATAACCCAGGCTTTAAGCGCCAATGGGCATTCAAGGATAAAAAAATTTGGTTTCGGGATTTACATGCCGGTTCTTGGTCGGCATGGACCGATGTAATTCCCCTGGACAATTACCTGCCATTGTCTGGTGGAAGTATCACCGGCGGTCTTGGTGTCTCCGGCTATCTGACAGCGGGAGTTTTACGGGTCAAAGCGACTTCGTATCCGCAGATATCTTTCGTGAACACGACGACAAACAGGGATTCGCTATTGTTTGTCAATGGCAGCGAGCTGTATTGGCGTCCAACTGCCGGTACCGCGACAGATTATAAGGTTTACCATTCCGGCAACTTCAATCCGGACAATTACCTGCCGCTCTCAGGTGGTAAAATGATTACGGGCGATTTCCAATTTAAAGACGGAGTTGCCGTACGGGATGCTGCCGGTAGGAGCGTTGTTGGGTTACTTGATGTAGCCGGTGACGGCGTGTGCGTAGCCGTTGGAAATAGTGCCAAGAAAACCCGCATTGTAACTCCCAACGACACCCCAGTGTATAGGAATGATGGTAAAGGTGCGTATAGAATCTACGATTCCAGCAACTCCAACCTCTCGACCGTTGACTGGGCCGCGAAGAACATTACTGCTGCCGGCACTGTCACTGCACCGACCTTTGTGGGTGCTTTGTCCGGTACGGCCACCCGTTGCTATGGTTTGGCAATCAATAATAGCGCGGGCGAAAGTAATTGTCTGCAATTTATGCAAACGCCATCCCAAAATGACGCCGGAGACCTGCCGAACAGTAATTGGTATCACATCTTAAAGTTCAACCACAGCAACGGTGACACTTATTACAATCGCACGCTGGCCCTCCCATTTTATAGCGACGATATTTATACTCGTAGGCGCGTGAGTGGCACCGCCTATTCATGGGTGGCCCTTTTTGGAGAGCATAACGCCAACAGGAGTGATACGAATTGGACTGCAAATACATTGACGGCCACCAAGCTCGTACTCGGCGGAATAACCATCGACGTATACAACGGCGCGCTGCGCGTGAACGGCAACCTTGTCGCTACGGGCGGCGTAACAGCATATCAATAAAACTATGGCACTACCAAAGAAACCAGATCCCATTATTGACGTACAACGCGCGCTCGGCGAATCCTCGTCGAACATAAAAGTGCTATGTTGTTCGGATAAGGTCAATATGTTTTCCTATTATAAACCTGTCGATTCAGGTTCCTATCACGATCCGGATACCGACTGGCCGGCCAATGTAAAACAGAATTTTGGGATCAATATCCCGGCACTGACCCTACCCGTGGATACATCCTTGAACTGGACGCGGGACAAACCCACCGGCGGACGGCTCAGTCCGTATAACCTTCACGACTTCGGCGGTTACGAGCACACCGCGCGGCCCTGCCTCAGTTCGGGTTGTACGGGAACCGTCAGCGTCAATATGTCCGATACGGGTTATACCACCCGCACGTTCACCTTCGAGCAGATCCCAGCAAGCAGCAAGACGAATGTTTCGGCGCTGAACATGAAAGGGATTCAATACTATTACTGGGGTTTTGCCTTGCTTACCTCATTGACCGCTACCGAGGGTAAATTAATCACTTGCGACAAGACCATCGGCGAGGGCGGCAATAGTATTACCGTGGACTTCTTCGAAATCGGAGCAGGAACGCACCACAAATACATGCTCTTCGTGCTGAGCAAAAAGAAGTCCACATGGACGAATCAGGACGAATGGAACATCAGCGATCTGGAAGTCGATCCGCTGGTGGTGTATCACAACAGCACGTTCATAAATCCGGTTCCGCTCAATATCTTCAACTCGATCCTGATTTCGGCCAAGATGACCGGGATAAACACCGACGGCGCAAAATACACTTTCTATCCGTTCAGCAACTTTACATCCTCTCCGTTGCTGTTCCACGGTACTCAGTATGCGTATGTCAAGGTGACGATCACCAATATTGCAGAACACGAAGTAAGATACACCACGCTGCAAGAAGTAGAGGTAGTATCATTCTGGGGGACGGTCGAAAAAGGGGTGCCCCTCGTATTGGATGCCACAACGGGAAACAGGGTTTCGATGATTGTTTTGGCTGCCGGGGAAAGCCGGGACTATGTGCTGGAAATCGAGCAATTCGCATGGCATAACGGGGACTTTCAGTTGGACAATTATCCGACCGGCGTAGTGAACTCATACATCAAACTCGGATTCGGCGAACTGCTCGACCAGACCGGCATCTTCCAGATACAGGCAAGGAACATCTAATTTGTTATTAACCAATAAAATCTTTCAATTATGTCAACAGTAAATGCAATTATCAACGAGAACAAGATCACCGCACAAACGATTCAGCGGCTTATCAAGGCAAGCGTAGGTTCGGCCGAAGTTTCGGCGGAGGTAACGATGACCAATGCCGTGGTCGCTTCCTACACGGGCGGCCAGATCACCGAGAACGGAGAAGTCAAAGCGTCGTTCAACCAGTACGCGGACGGCAAGATGCAGATCAGCGCGGATGTGGAGTACTTCTCGCAGGCGCAGGCGATCCTCACTCCGTTCATGCAGAAGATGGACGCCATCGCGCTGACGATGACCGAACAGCCTGAATCAGTAATCGAAGCGTAATCCTAAAAACTCAAAAAGATGAAAAAGATCGAACTTGTAGCACTGACCCAGCTTTTGGGCAAAATCAGTTCCGGCAGCATTTCTCACGATGAGCGCAAAGGGTTGCTCGACACGATGAAGGTTGCCAAATACAACCTCGAAATGCGCGACGAGAAGATGCGCACGGCGATGAAGAAGTACGGAATCGAGATCGACCCGAACACCGGAAGGATTGCCGAAGGTAACGACAAAGCCGCTGTCGCTTCATTCCTCGACGATATGAACAAGGTGGACACGTCGGATGTCGAACTCAAGCCGTTTCTTTCGGAGGCCGGGGCCGATGCGCTCTGGGAGGAAAACAAACTCACCACTTCGGAGCGCATGATGCTCGATGAGCTGGTGAAGCAGCCCGAGCCGGAAGCTCCGGAGAAACCGGCAGCCAAAACGAAAAAGTAATCTCTAAAACCAAACTACAATGACAAAATCAAACCTTTGGCAGATCATCATCGGGATGGTGGTGACTGCAATCTGTGGAGTAATCCTGAACATGGGCGTGTTCTCGTTCTTTCCTGCGCTGATCGTGGCGATTGCGTGGGCCGGGATCAAACAAACCTCCGGTAAGGAGTACAAGGACAAAAACGGTAACTACGTGAAGCCGAAGTTCTGGAAAGACTTTGTGCCCGTGATGGCCGGCGCGCTGGTTATGTGGGCCATCGTGATGATCGGATAACTTTCCGGCAATTTTCCCAGCCGGGACAATATTTGAAACCATGGAGACATTATTGGCAATCTTGGCTACGGTATTCGGTACCGGCTGGGGTGTTCAATTTATTTATTACCGTTACGAACGGCGCAAGCGAAAAGCGGAAGCAGAGAGTATAGAACTCGACTTGGATGAAAAACATGATAAGATGCAAGATCAAATGCTCGACAATGCGTACAAACAAATTGTCGAGCTTCAGGGCATCGCTGACTCCGAGAGAGAAAAATGGATCGATTTAAGCAAGAAGATTTCCGCAATGAAGATAGAATTACTTAACGAACGAGAGGCGCGTATGATTGCCGAACATGACAAATGCACGGTTCAGACATGCCTACAAAGACAACCACCGAGACTATGAGTAACGCAAGAGGCATTCGCAACAACAACCCCGGCAATATCCGCAAAGACGGATCGGTGTGGCGGGGAGAGGTGACCGGGCCGGATAAAAGTTTCAAGACCTTCGAGACGATGGCCTGGGGCATTCGTGCAATCTACCACCTGCTCAATAATTATCGCCTTCTGTACGGTTGTGACACTATCGAGAAGATGATCCGGCGGTGGGCACCTCCCGAAGACGGGAACGATACGGAGAGTTACATTTCCACGGTGGCGAACCTTTCCGGGGTGCCGCGCACCAGCCGCCTGACGACAACCAATCGTTCGGTGATGGAGCCTATCGTGCGCGCGATGATTAAAGTCGAAACAGGGACGACAGTTTCTGCCGCAGACTACAACCAGGCGTGGGAACTATTCTTAAAGCACAAGAAATGAAAAATGCTTTGATCGTAATTGCAGTACTGGTCGTCGTATTCCTGCTGGGGCGCTGGACAAAGAATTTCGACCCGGTTAAGATCGTACAGTACGATACTTTGCCGCCAGTCGTGCGTCTCGACACGGTCAGAGATACGGTGCCGGTACCGAAATACGTGCATATCGTTCGGTATGACACCATCCATGATACTGCAGACGGGAAACCTATTCACCTTCCCATTCCGATCGGTCGTTACCTATTTACCGACGATTCGACCTATCGTATGGAGGTAGAGGGCTACAATGTGCAGGCAAACAGTATCGAAGTCTATCCCCGGACGGTTACACAAACCGTTATCCAGCGG